TCAAATCTCCATTTTCACAAGCAGGGTGGGTGAATCGCGGTGCAGCCTGGCAGGGTTGAGCTTCGGCCCGAATGCCTGGTTGAGCAACTGGATGGTGTAATCGCTGATCACCATCGCTGGTTTGATTTTTGATCTACCGGGAGGGTTGATCAGATCTGCAACCGGGTTGACGCTGTAATAGTTTTTCGTCCGGTTTTTTAGCTCGACCTTTTCCACTTCAAGCACTTCATGCCCAACCAGCCAATTCAATGCGCTTGTTACCGTGTGCTTGGTGTAATCGGGCGGGGCAATTTTCTGCACGTCCTTAATATCGAAGGTGTCGGTGTAACCTTTAACCAGGTGGAATATTTGCACCTTTTTTAGGTATGCTTCTGCAAGTTGTTCTGCGCTAGGCCCGCCACTCATACTGCCACCTCATGTTCTATACATTGCGGTTCCTTGGCATCGGGTTGTGCCAAGCCTTCATGAGTATGTTTTTTCCAGTGCCACCACTCGGCACCATCAAAACCGCAATGGATGCATACGGCATCGTCATCGAATTCGTGCCTAATAGATTTCATGCTGGCACCTCCTCTTTCTGTCCAACCATTAAGCCGATATTGGCGGCCACTAAAGCCCTGGCTAATACAGGCGGGACGCTGTTGCCGCACATCTTTACCTGGTCGCTTTTGGTGAGTTTTATCCATTCCACCTTGCCATCCGGGTGAATGATCAGGCCACGGTCGATGATGTAATCCCTTGGGAAACTCTGTGCCAGGAAAAGCTCATGCGGCCATAGCATGCGCAGCCCGATGTCGGTGATCTCGTAAACGTCACCGTCGATGATCACCAGGGCGAAGCGGTCTTTTGTGGTGATGGTGTGTAGCGGTTCGCCCAGCTGCGGGTCTTGATCAGTACCGTAGTACTTGATCAGTAGCGCTCTGACTTCCGCATGGTGGGTGCCTCCAGCGCTGATGGTATGCAGTGGGGCGTCGGCTTTATCGCCGACGTTAGTGCCTCGGAGTTTGGAGAGAAAGGACGTCTCTAGTAGTGACTTGCCTCCACCTCCCGCCACGATGGTGCCGAGCGGTGCATCTATATCAGCGGCATCGCTGTTGCCGAATTGCCTGACAATATTGGCTGCCACCACGCCTTGCAATGTGGCGCTGGCGGTTATGGTGCTAAGTGGATCGGTCGCAGGGTGCCCGACATTCGGCTTGCCGTTTCCGGTGTTGTTGAATTGAGCCAGGAATGCAGTCACCAAGGCGTGTTTTTTAGTGCCTACTAGAGTGCCCAATGGTTTATCCAGCCCCGGCACCCTGGGTGATTGCCCTGGCCGTTCACCGTAACCCATCGATATGAGGGTCGGGGCGACTACAGAAAAATGCCCGCCTTTGACTTGGGCGCATTGAGTGCGGAGCGGTTCATCTGCATCAAAAACCCGTTGGCTGCTGGAGTTGGCATGCTCAGTCATAAAGGGAGCGCACACTGCCAGTTCGCCACGGTTGGCCCCGGTGATCGTCCGGAATGGCTCATCGATACTATTTACACGAACGCTGCCTTGATGGGTAACCGGCACTATGAATGGCTTCGGGTTATCGATCACGTACCGCATCATTCCCTTGGCGACGCGCCGCATTGTGGTCTCGGCCAGCGGTTTCTTGCGGTCGAATATGCTTGGGCAAGGAATGCTCCAGTCTATGCACTCGGCAGCGGTGCGCCAGGGCAGTAAATTGCCTGCCTTGAATGCCTTACCAGCAGGATCGCCGTGCGTGGGTTCGGGCCATACAATCGGCTGGCCGTCGCTACGTGCGATCATAAAGAAGCGTTTGCGGATGGTAGGTGCGCCGAAGTCAGAGGCGCGCAACTCCCGATGTTCAACCACAAAGCCGTGCGCAGCCAGGGCGTTTTTGAACGCCTGGAATTCCCGGCCCTTGTTCTTTTTGCAGGGCTTGCCGTCACTGGCTAATGGCCCCCAGGTGACAAACTCCTCAACATTTTCCAGCATGATCACGCGGGGCTTGCCTTCGTCTTTCGGCAGCGAAGCCCACTTCAATGCTACCCATGCCAGGCCGCGTATCTTCTTCTCGACGGGCTTGCCACCCTTGGCCTTGCTGAAATGCTTGCAATCGGGTGACAGCCAGACCAGGGCTACGCGCCTGCCTTTGATTACCTCCCGTGGGTTGACATCCCAGACCGACTCGCAGAAGTGTACAGTCTGCGGGTGGTTGGCGACGTGCATGGCAATGGCTTTGCGGTCGTGATTGATCGCAATATCAACGTGCCGGCCTGTTGCCTGTTCAATGCCGGTCGATGCACCGCCACCGCCTGCAAAATTGTCGATGATCAGTTCGCCGTTTAGATCGAGCTTGTATTGAGGGCTTAACATTATTTCATCGTCCCCATGATCTGGTGATAGCGGCGCAAGAATATGGTCTCGGCCATAAAGGAATTCAGCGCGTAGGTCTTTCTCAGGATGGGGGTGACCCCATCGAGTATTGACCACGCTACGTCTTGATCAAGCATCAGGTCGCGCCGCTCGGTTGCCAGCATCTGCAAGTCGGCCTGTTTAATTGAATCGGGTAAGGGGTAAGGTATTCCGAAGTGATTAAAAACAGCCGTAGCAACGCGCTTTTCAATGACTTTGTACTCAGGCAGCAATTGTTTAAGCGGGCTGGTCATGTCGCCCACGTATGCCTCGGCTGAATCATGCAACAAGGCGGCCAGGGCATCTTCGGGCGGCACCAGGTTGCTGACCGCTACCGAATGCTGGGCTACAGAGTAGAAGTATTGGCAGTGACCATTGAACCTGCAGATTTTGGAAAGTGCTGCAGCAATGTCACGAATGTCTATGTGGCATTCTTCGGGTGCATCAAAGTAAAAATCATGCCCCTGGAATGTTTGGATGAAGGGGCGCGGCCTGTTGGTGCGCGGCTGGAACCCGCCTGTTTCAATGCCCGTGCTGACTTTCTTAAACATTTTCCACCTCCGCTTTGTTACATACCCCTTCAAGAATGTAACCGGCCTCGATGCCATCAATGATGAACACCTGTCGGCTGCTCGCCATTGCAGCATCGAGTTGCTTAGTTACGTTTTCAATTTGGTCGCGTGAGAAAATTTTCCCGGTGGTCAAAACCAATTTGTCTGCTTGTGAAACGTTCTTCACAACAATCACACTTTCATGCGTCCTAAGTAGTGAATCGTTGATTTCGCGCAGTCGCTTAATCTCCTCTACTAATAAAATCTTGTCTTTTGCGTCCGGCCAGCAATCTGAAAACGCGCCATAAGCTTCGACTTCAACAAGTAGCCCATTCACCTTTTCAGGCCAGTCGTGCGGTAATTTTTTTTGTTCCACCTTTACACCTCCCATTTGATAAGGACGCCGTTCCAGGCGCGTTCACCATGCAGGCTCATCAGGTACAGCCTTAACTGGTGGTATGTATTGAACCCTTCTGCCCTGGCGAAACGCTCCAGCTGCTTGCGGTTCAAAGGTTCGCCGTCCAGGAATATCGGCTCCTGGTCATGCACGTCGATATGCACAGGTAGCACCTCGATCAGCGTGGCCTCGCGTACGATCTTCATGGAAACGGTGCTGGTTGATACCCAGGCGATGACCTGGTCATTGGTGACTGGCGCTATCTCGTAGTCTTCCACTGCGCGCAGCAAGGCTTGCAACTTGGTGCCTGCGCGGATGCCATGCTCGAAACCTGGCCGGAATTCCAAGGCTATGACCCTCGCAGCCTTGCCTTGGGAGAGGGCAGCATTACCCGGCACCGCAACTGGTTCGATTAGCTCAAGCATTGGCGGCCTCACTGGTTTGCGTGGCGGCAGCCGCGCCAGTTTGTACATCGGCGCTAGCCGATTCCTTTTGTTGTTGGGGTTTAGCGCGCCTCGCGCGCCTGGCGAGTTCCTTGTCCTTTATCGCCTGAAGTTTCGGCGGTAAGGTTTTTGCCGGCGCAGCCGGGAGGTCGTTTTGTGAAATTTCCGGTGTGTTATTTACCTGCGTAGCAGGCAGTGGGGTAGTGGGCGTTTCGAAGTCTTTTTTAGTTTGAACGGTTGCCTCACCAAACTCTGTGCCTTTATTCCGTCCGGCTGGATTTAGATTTTCTGCTTCTTCTTTAAGAATTTCTGAAGCTGTAAGACCGAGCGAATACATCAAAAACATCATGTCTTCGGGTTCATCAACCGTGTCTTCGCTGAAATTCCAATCAACATCCGTTCCCTGTGCAGCCATAATCAAAAACAGGAATTTAAGTAGGTTTGCGTTGGTGGTTGGCTGTGCAACCATGCCCTGCAGAAAGTCTGCGTCATCGATACCGTTGTAGCCGTAGGCTCCTTGCACCAGTTCCCGGCCTTCTGGGTACAGTTGCTCGAACTGCTTTTCTATCAACACTTCAAGCAGGCAGGTGATGGGGAATTCTTTTAGGCCGCCGTATTCGTTGATGCTGTCGCACATCACCCCGAAAATCTTCTCGCGGCTTTCGGTCTCTTCCTGCATCAGGGTGTGGCGACGTGATTTTTCCTGCTCATATTGGGGGGCGGTTTGGAACGTCGCGGGGGGTGTGCTTGCAGGTGTTTCAGCCTGAAGCATAGATGTCTCTGCCTGTGGAGTGCGGACGTCCGCATTCTCTTCGGGTACTTTTGCTATTTCAGATTTAGCCTTGTGCGCTTCACACTTGGCGGTATAGCAATCAGGGTCAGTGCAGACGTCCGCACTTTCTATATCGCTAAATAATTCAGGGGTATTGCCGCTACGCTTGGGGCATGTCTTGCAGCTGCCGGCATCGGGTATTAGATCAACCACCCAGGCAGCAAGCCTGAATGGGGCGGATTTTAATTTAAGCGTATACCGTGCGTGAATATGCTCTTTTGCCTTGCGAAAGCTCATCGGCTCGGCTTCTTCACTGCCGACGATCTCGCGGGTTGCAGACTCTTGCAGCTTGGTGCCGGGTATACGGGCAATCAAGATCGCGGTCTCGCGGCCAAATTTGCCAGCTAAGAATTTATCTTGAGCATAGGTGCACAACTCGGTAAGTTTGAGTGCGCCGTAAATGTGGGTTTTGCTGATTCCGAGCTTGGCGGCCATGTCTTCGACGGTGAATCCCACCAGGTCTTCGGTCTGGCTCTTGGCGAGAAGCTCTTTAAATCCCAGCGCTTCTTCCAGTGGATGCAGATCCACGCGATGCAGGTTTTCCATCACTTGGAGTTCCAGCGCCTCCAGATCAGTTAGTTCGCGGACAACGCCAGGGATTGTTTCCATGTTGGCAAGCTTGCTGGCCCGCCAGCGTGACTCGCCCGCGACAATCTCAAAATGCTCCAGGGGGTTCTCCGGGTGCGGCCTGACCACGATAGGCTGAATCACGCCCTTGATGCTGATGCTGGCGGCCATCTCCTCCAGCTTTTTTTCGTCAAACCGCTTGCGTGGGTTGGTGCGAGAAGGGAAAACGCTATCGATAGGCAAATTGCGGCCAAGGTTATTTTGAGAGTTGTCCATGGGGAAATCCTTAATTGATGTGATGAGCCGGTACGTCAGGCATGCCTGCTGCCCAAGCATCCAGCAGTTCTTGTATGCCCTTTACTACGTCCTCACGGGCGGAATTGCTGACGTAATTGGCACGTTCCGGTGTAAATACAATGAGTGTGAAACCTACCCGGTGACCTGCAGCCAATGTCGTGAGTTTTTCGATTACATCTGCTATTTCAGGTAAAGCTCTGCTTACTTTTTCTGCTGAACTGGACATGGAGAATCCTTAATCGATTGAAATATATGAGGGGGTGGCGCAGACGTAGTCGGACGGGCAATCGATGGTTGCCGGGCGCGGCAGTGGGTCGATGGTTAGCTTGGCTTCGGGAATGTCATCATTTACCAACCATAGGGCCAGGCAGATGACGATCAGGGCAATTGCCCCCCAGATATAATTCGGAGTCGGCGACTGGTGCTGCTCAATCTCGCCGGCATCGATCACCTGGTCGATATCGTCATCCGTTGCGTAATCGATATCGTCGATGGTGCGGCCCAGCAATTCTTCACCGCAACGCTGGCAGTAATGCAGCGTGTTGGCGTAGAAAGCCGGGGTTTCGAACCGGTGGCCTAGTGCCTGGCAGATGATATTAGTGCCGGAATTCATGCTGGCTCAAGGTCTGCCAAAGCTACACAGACAGGGCACTCGTTATCATGCCCATCGCCGCCGTGTTCAAGCAGGCAGGCATCCACCAGGCGGGCAAAGGTGGCGTTGTCGGTTTCAAGCTGAGAGATGCCGGCATGCAAGTCCGCGATCAGCTGCGATATGCCTACCTGCGATTCGTCGCCGTCAAAGCCTTCAATGAAGTCCAGCGCCTTTTTGAGCGTGATAGCAATCGATACCTTGGGTTCGCTGCCATCGGGGGCCGAGTAGTAACCCAGGCTGTGAGTGCCCATCATTTTGATGATCAGCGCATGGCAGGCTTCGATGTTTTGTAGGCTGGGCGGCATCTTGCGGTGATCACGATCGCAGATGAGGTCGGCCAAGTCGGACAGATCGGCCAGGTTCACATCGACCACCCTGAATTTTGCCCTGGCTGCGGACAGGAAAGCCTTTGTTTCGGCGTTGGGTGCCAGGGTGCCCAACTCTGCAATTTCATCTAATACATTACTTTGGGACATGCTGCTTAATCCTTGTATCGTGCCAGCGGCTGGGGTGCTGGTTTGCCCGGCTCCGCGTTCTTAGCGGTGCTTTCGGCGATACGGGTTAAGCGTTTAAGCCAGAATGGATCTGTGGTGGCCGTGAGGAAAGTTATCCCGAACCGGTCAAGTTTCGCCCGGTGGTAGGCTACATTCAGGTCATCAATATCCGGTTGCATCTGCTCATCCCGTACTGCTGATGATGCGGACATTAGCAAATGCTAAATATACATGTCAATAGCAAATGCTAATATTTATGATATTATTTTTTCGGATTTACTAAAACGTATTGACAGTTAACCAATAAAAAACCCGCTCATGGCGGGTTTGGTATGATGTTGAAAAAGGAGGATATATGAATGAAAAATTAGACTGGATTGAGGATCACGCAATTAAATCATTGTTGAGCAGGCATGAGAATGCTGATTACATTGCCCGAGAGACAAATTACGTTCTAACTCTTTTGCTGGCTGGAGGAGGTGCGTGTCTAGGCTTCAGTGCTGTGCATGCTGATGGGGAGAAAGCTTTATTGGCTGCTGCTTTAGTTACTGCTATTTGGTTATTTGCGTTGGGTGCAGCATTATTGATAAGGGTTAAAAATACTAAAGATTTCCCCTCGGTCTACAATAGCCCAAAAAATCTATTATCTAGAAAAGACCTGAGTTTTGATGATTTGAAATTGGCCGATATATTGCGAATTCAAGACAGCATTGATCAAGCAGCGGCAATTGTTTTCGACCGATCGCTTATTTTAAATAGCATTCAGCGATATTCATGCGCAACGCCAATTGTCAGTATAGTTTCCTACACAATTGCTTGGGCAATCACCGCTTTTGCTTAGGGTCGTCGTTTTTTCGCATCGGTTCTTGCTCTGGAAGTTTTTCATCTCCACCCATCTTTAACCCCTCGGATTTTTTCCTGGTGAATCTTTAACTGGAACCTGCTCCCGTCTAGCCGGCGGGGGTGGATTCAACGGTTGATCTGCAAAGTTCATGTATACCTCTACTTTTTGAGTGGTTCGCCAGCTAATGTTTTGCCGATCATCACCATTTGTTGTTTCTGGGTGTCCGACATTTGTTCCATAATCATAATCACTTCGTATTCCGGGGTGTCTTGCTTAGCCATAAGTTGCTCTTGCTCATCGAAATAAAACGGTGCCAATTTGCAGGCTAGTTCAATTTTTCGAGCGGATTTTTCACCAAATGGCCGATGCTTATTCAGTATTTGCGACAGATAAGAAGCATCTACGCCATATTGACGCTGTATTTCTGCGGCACTGCCGACCTTCTTCACAAATTCCTGAAGTTTAAGGATTCTGGTCTCTTGAATCTTCATCCGTAAATAATCCTCCATAATTAGCATTTGCGAAATTGACAAATGCTATTGACTTAATAATTAGCGTTTGCTAATGTTCGTCGCATGAAAACCGATTCTGAAATTATTGATGCCATTGGGGGCAACCGTGTTGTTGCAGAAATTTGTGCACCTACTTTGCCGGAAGTTGTATCTGGATGGCGAAGACGGGGTATCCCAAGAGGGTGGCGTCACGTTTTAAAACTCAAATTTCCTGAATATTTTTCAGAGCAAGATTCCATGAGTCAGGTTGCAGCTTGAATTCCGCGTCAGCACGGATGTTTTTGTTATTTGCTGAATATTCCGGTGAACCGGTTGCTTCGTCTCCTACCTCTGTGCCACCCACGATCCTCCCCGACGTGGGTGGCTTTTTTTTGGTTAAGAGAAGGGCACGTTGAAAGCTGGCGTGTACGCCAGTGATGAATGTGAAGTCAGGATTAACGCTATACCCGCAGCCGCTGCAATGGCTGATAAAGCTAAAAGGGCGCGGGTTTAGTGCTGGATTGACGGCCTCGCGCTTTTCGTGATTGCAGTGCCCGCACCGCAGCACGAATTGAAGGCCATCTCCAGATAGATTTACCGCATCAAACATAATAAGAAACCTTGAATATTTCGAAGAGACGAAACAATTATGTATTTGATTAAATACAATAAATACGGCTTTTTATGTCAGGAATAGCCGTGTTTAATATCCCCGATTTGGTGTATGACACCGCCCACGGATACCCAGGCGGTGTGCCGGCGCTGGCTACCAGGTACTGCACCCCCCATTACAAAATGTCGCCGAACGTACTTTCGAAGAAAGTAGACCCCGATGTGCATAGTCATTGGACGACGGTGGAGGAGCTTATCAAGATGATCCACTTCACTGGCGATCATCGAGTGGTGCATGGGTTTGCTGCGATGGTCGGTGCTGTGCTGGTCTATGTGGAAGACCTGGAACACGTCAACGATATGGAATTGCTTGAAACCTACACCGAGGTCATGAGTGTATTTGGTGAATTCAGCAAGCTATTCCACGTAAGCCTGGCCGACAGAAAAATAACCCGGCCAGAATACCTCCAGATGAAAGCAGCCTGGCATAAATTACAGTCAGCTGCCATGACACTGCTGGGCCGGATTGAAAGCCTGATCGATGAAGAATAGACGTCGCAGGCTTGCCAGGCAGCGGGCATGCAACCGGGCCGACCGCCTCCGAATAAGGTTTTTGGTGTCGAAATTCGTCAAAGAATGCTGCGACAAAGTGGTAGCTAGGATGGTGGCTGCCTTTTCTACCGCATTCGACCGGATGCTAGGCCTGTATCGCAGGGAGCCGGATTAATGGCCCGCTTTGTTCCATACGGGCGTGACATCTACAACAAGCGTAAAGCAGGTGAAAAAGTCGGTCTATTGATAGTCGGCACCGGCTGGAAGGCCGGGCAGCTGTTCCCCAATAACGAGCGCGTACAGCGTTGCGTGATCCTGGATGACATGCCGATCACTGGCGGCAACATCATGTTCATGGCCGGGCTGGATGTGCTGGTCTGTCCCTCTGAAGAAACCACCGATAAGCGCCTGCAGGAAGTGTTGGCCGCCTGCTTTGAGCATGGCAAGGCCAGCCAGGTGTGGTGCGTGTTCAATGAGGATATCGCCCACGAGGTGAAGTACTTCGAAAGCGCCAATGCTGAATTCGATAACGCAGTAACCACAGGCGTCTCAGTACCCCTCGACGGGCTTGCGCCAGCCATTAAAGAAGCCCAGCGGATGATGATGATCCGGCGACAGGGCATCTACGCAGATCCCGATACTCACGATGATTTTGTGCGCAAGCTATTCGAAAGCGCGGTGGCTTCATGAGCGCCAAAAAAGACGCTGCCCAGGAGGTGTTCGACAAGCTGGACGTAGACGCCATGCTCATCAAGAGCGAAAAAGGCAACCCGATGGCACTGCCGGCGAATATTGAATGCATCCTCCAGAACGACGCGGAATGGCAAGGCGTGTTGCGCCTGAATGAAATGTCGGGCGAGGTGGACAAGGTGAAGCAGCCGCCGATCTCGGGTGGTCTCGGCCAATGGCGTGATACCGACGACACGCGCTTATCGATCTGGTGCTCTCGTAAATACGGGCTGCATGCTTCAGTCAAGAATATGTACGAAGTGGTCAATGCGGTGGCGGATGAGCATAGCTATTCGCCAGTGCGTGATTACCTGGATAACCTGACCTGGGATAAAACGCCCCGGCTGGCAACCATGTTGCGAAAGTATTTCGGGGCGAGTGCCGAAGCGCCGGATAAGTACCTGGAACTGGTCGGCATCTATTGGATGATCTCTGCGGTCGCCAGAACCTACTGGCCGGGCTGCAAAGCTGATTGCGTGCTGATTCTGGAAGGCGAACAGGGCAAGAAAAAATCCACGGCGCTCAAGGTGCTGTGCGGTGATGACTGGTTCATGGATACGCCGATCAAGATAGGCTCGACGGATGCCTACCAGGCCATGCGCGGCATATGGATTGTCGAACTGGCCGAACTGGACAGCTTGAACAGGTCGGAGTCTTCCACTTCCAAAGCGTTTTTCTCCTCTACCAAAGACCGATACCGGGCCGCTTATGGCCGACGTGTCATTTCGGTGTTACGCCAGTGCGTGTTCGCGGGTTCGGTCAATCATCGGCAGTACATGCGAGATGAGACCGACAACCGGCGCTACCTGCCCGTGTGGTGCGATGAATTTTCCCTTGAAGAACTAAAGGCCGACCGTGACCAATTATGGGCCGAAGCGGTAGCGCTCTATAAAGACGGGCACCGTTGGTGGGCTGAAGACGATGACGAAAAGGCGTTGTTCAAAGAGGAACAGGCCAAGCGCTACATCGGCGATGCGTATGAGGAAAAGATTGAACGCTGGCTGCGGGATAACCCGGCCATCGAAGTGACGATGGAGAAGCTGATGGGCAACGCCCTGGGGCTTGATTCCAGCAAGTGGAGCAAGGCTGAACAGATGCGAGTCGGCACGATCATGACGTCGCGCCTGGGCTGGGTGAAGAAGCGGCCAGAGAGGTCGGGCACTCGCATATACGTGTATTTCCCGCCCAAGAACTGGCTGTCGGTTAATTATGAACCGGGCCAGGATGCCGGCAAGGAGATGGATGATGGAGAGGAGATTCTATTTTGATGGCTCTCTGTATTGATTCCGTCCTACCAAACGCAAGGCCGGACGGAGGCCGGACGCTGGAAAGCCGCACGGTTATTGGCTCCGTCCTACCGTCGCACCCGTCCTACCAGTCTTCCCATACGTGTACGCGCGCGTCATGTGTATTTTTTTTAAGTAGGACAGATAGGACAGTAGGACGCAATAAGCAACGGCGCGGGTTTCCAGCGTCCGGCCACGTCGCACCATCCATAAAAGAGGCGGGCAATGAATAAGCGTGAACAGACCCGGCAGGACTTCCCCGAAAACGCCAAGATCATTGATGCCTTCACTGAGGTGTTCGGTGCGGTGCGGATTGACTACGTGGCTGAAGGCGGTCGGGAACTCAAGACACGCAACCATACCGAGGAAAGCCAGTTCAAGGTGATCAAGGGCAAAGACCTGGTGACGAATCCCGATCCCGAGAAAATGAAACAGTTTTATGCAAAGCACAAGGTGAAACCATTATGAGTTGGGCATTTACTAAACCCGAATTGATTCAATCAGCCAGGAAAACACATCTTTGTTTCTGGTGTGGGCAGCTTGTTAACGTTGGGGAAAGCTATACCAGATACCGCGCTTTCTATAGTGGTGATGCCTCTACTATGCGCATGCATAACGAATGTCACTTGGCAATGACGGAAGCAGCAACCTTGGAGGGGGATGTAATTGAATTTGGTCTAGCAGATAACCCGCGAGGGGGAAATTGTGGGTATTGCGGTGACGAGAACTGTGTCCCGTGTGGAAAACATGCAGCTTATAGAGAAAGCCGCAAGCAGGAAAGGCAGTCTCTGGCATGAAAAGTACCGCACTCCCGCGTGATGCATATCAAGACCCGGAAACGTATGTAGCCAATAAAGAATTGAAGGAACTCGGCTGCCGGGCCTGCGACAGTAGCGTGCCGGTCGGCAGCCGTGTCGGATGCAGCGAACCGAGAAAGACCGATCAGAAGGGCATTCCGCACATAGGCAGTAGATGCAAGTTTTTTAAATTGAAGGGGTGATACATGTTTCAAACATACGTTGAAAGCAGGCTGGCATTGTGGGCAGCGCAGAAGGCCAGGCGCGAGGATGGCGGGCTGGGCATGCCGCGCAAGTCCGCTTTCGTTCGTGAGATATCGGGTGGCTTCTGGACGCCAGACATGGACTCGGCATGTTACGAGGTCGATCAGTGTGTGTGTGCCCTGATACCGGAAAGGCGTGAAGCCATCGAAGCCTGCTATGAAACCGACAAGCGATTCCGTTTCATGACGATTAAGCAGAAGGCCACGGCGATGGACGTGCATAAGAATACTTACTACAACCGCTTGGAACTGGCAATGAAAGACATCCTCGGTTTCCTCAACGACCTGGCTGCCGGCATACCTGTGACGCCATACACAGTGCGGACGTCCGCACTAAACGAAATTAAAGTTGCAGAATACGCTTGACAGCATTTGGACTAAACGTGTATAAATTCGCTAGGCTGTTAATCAGTCCGTCCAAAGCAACCCGCCCTGCATCGCTCGGCGGGTTTTTTGTTGCCTGTAGCATAGACGGGATTATCTATTCATGATGCGCGCCGCTTCACCATGTCGGGCTAGCGGTTGTCGCGCCTTGGTAAGTGATGGCTCTGGTCGATGCCCAAAGCACCAGGTAAAGCAGGTGACCGCACCACGTGAGTCATCGACCAAGCGCGGTTATGGATACGCTTGGCAGAAGGCACGTGCCGGTTACTTGATGTCGCACCCGCTGTGTGCTGGATGCGAAAAGAAAGACCCGCCGAGGCTGACGGCTGCGACCGAGGTTGACCACATCATTCCGCATGGTGGCGATCAATCGTTGTTCTGGAATCATGATAATTGGCAGGGATTGTGCAAGTCCTGCCATAGCGAGAAGACCGCACGCGAAGACGGCGGTTACGGAAATTCAAAATTTCAAAAACCTTACCTAGGGTAGGGGGTGGCTCAAAGTCTGGGGCTTTTTCGCTCTAGACCGTATGCTTAGTGTTACATCGTGCGAGTGTGAAATTTGAAGTGGGGGGGGGTCAAAATCCGCAAGGTTGGCTTTCTTTAGGACAGATTCTATGAACCAGAATACTGAATTGGTCGCAGTCGATAGCAGCGCCGTACAAAGTCCAAGCACCTCTTCCAGCCAATTCGTGTCTGCGATACCTGCGCCGCCTGAAAAGCTTTCTGCCAAGGATAAGAAGTTCTGGGATTACATAACAGCAGCGTTGCTCGAATACGGCCTGATCCACAAGACTGACGGCTTTGTGTTACTGATCATTGTTAAAACTTTCCAGCGCTGGGTGCAAACGGAGACCCTGCTGGAAGCGCACATGAAAGAAAACAACGGAAATTACTTCGTCAAAACCCCGAATGGCTATGACCAGCCGCACCAGTTGTATTTTGCTGCCCGTAACCTTAAAGGCGAATTGCTCAAGTGGCTGCCAGAAGCCGCGCTGACTATTCCAAGTTTCCATAAAATCGTCGGAGATCAGGCTGCGCCACTGCAGGGCGGACTGTTCGATGACCCCGTTGAGGCGCACCAGAAGCGCGGAAGGCTGCTTAAATTCCCTGGCGCTAACCCAGCAAAATGACCGCCGTGCAAGTTGAGGTCGGGTCTTTCGACTTCGACGCCTATGGCCGCGACGTTATTGCTGGCGCAATACCCGTTTGTAAGTGGACGCGACTCGGTGTCGAGCGGCATTACCGCGACTTGGAAAACGGACATGAACGGGGATTGTGGTTTTCTCCAGGGCATGCCCAGCACGCCCTGGAGGCTTTCCTGTTCCTTCGCCACTCCAAAGGTGAATGGGCAGGTAAAACTTTTGAGCTAGCGCCGTGGCAAATGTTCTGGCTGGCGCAGCAATTCGGCTGGATGCGCGACGACGGCACCAGGCGATTCCGTGAAGTGTGGGAAGAAGTCCCGCGTAAAAACGGGAAAAGCACCAAAGTTGCCGGCATTGGCCTGTACCTGTTTATCTTTGACGGCGAGGGCGGCGCAGAAGTTTATACCGCTGCCACCAAACTTGATCAGGCCAAGATTACGCACTCGGAAGCATTGCGGATGGTGGAGTCATCGCCGCATTTGTCACGGCATATTGCAGTCCGCAATAATGAGTTGTACAACCGCAAGCCAGGCCGCGCCGATAAGTTCGTGCCGCTGGGACGCGACTCCAAGAGCGTAGACGGGTTGAACCCGCACGGCGCATTGCTGGATGAGGTGCATGCACACCCCAGCCGCGAGATGTATGACGTCATCGAATCGGGCCTGGGTGCCAGGCTGCAGCCGATGATCTATCAGATCACGACAGCCGGGTTTGATTTAAGCAGCTTTGGGTACGATCAACACCTCTATGCCGAGCAGGTGCTGGAGGGTGTGATTGAAGACGATGAGTTTCTCGCCATCATCTATACGGTCGATGACCCGGAAAAATGGACAGATCCACTAGAGTGGCAGAAAGCCAATCCGAACCTTGGAATTTCAGTATACGAAAACAACCTGCGCGCCGCGTGCGAAGGTGCAATCCGGCAGGAAAGCCGGCAGCCAAACTTCAAAACCAAGCGGCTCAACATCTGGTTAACCGGGGGCGAGAAGTGGATACCGGTCACAGTGTGGCGGGAATGCGGTAACCGTGATTTAAAGCTTGAAGACTTCGATGGCGAGGAGTGCTTCATCGGTATTGACCTTGCGGAAAAGAATGACATTGCTGCGCTCTGCTTGATTTTCCAGCGCGGCGGTAAAGTATATGTGTTCTTCAGGTATTACTTTCATGAAGACGGGACAAAAAGTGACGGTTCCAAAAAGAAAAAAGGCGCATTGAATCTGGCCAAGTGGGGCCGCACCGGGGATATTAAATTAAATCCAGGCAATGCCACAGACTTTGATGTTATCAAGGCGGACTTGCTGGATTTCAATAGCCGATTCCTGGTTAAAGAAATTCCTTACGATCCAAAATTTTCTGCGTACTTCGCTAACAAATGTATCGACGCTGGCCTGCCAATGGTGGAGATCAGCCAAACCAGCGCGCACTTTACCTTGCCGATCATTGAAATCGACAACTTGGTGCTGGAGAAAAATCTTGAGCATGACGGCAACCCGGTTACCGAATGGATGATGAGCAACGTGGTTATGCGCATCAGCAAGTTCTCTAACCTGAAGCATCCGACAAAAGAAAAGCCAGAAAATAAAATCGATGGCCCGGTAGCCATGTTGCTTTCGGCAGGCCGTGCGCTACTGTTCCGTGAAGAAGATGAAGGCGGAGTTGGCATTGTCAGCTTTTAGCCGCTAGGAGTTACCAACGCATGCAATTCAAAATTCCAAAATTGTCATTCAGTTGGGGTAGAAAAAACGCAGTCACCACTGCGGACTTGTACAAAGAATTGTTATCTCGAGCCAGTACTAAAAGTGGCGTAGCGATAACGACTAAAACTGCGTTGCAGGCTTCTGTCGCCATTTGTTGCGCCAGGGTGATTGCTGAAGGTTTAGCCCAGGTTCCATTTAAGTTATATAAAACCCGGGCCGCAGGCGGTATGGACGTTGCAGGAGATCATGCGATTTCTGAACTGATCTCGCTTAAGCCCAATGATTTTCAGACATCCTTTGAGTTTCGGGAACAGATGGGTTTGCACCTGGCTTTCAAAGGCAGATTCTACGCTTACAAAGTGCGAGGCCTCCGTGGTGAAATTTTGGAGTTGTTGCCTTATGAACCTGATATGGTGCGCCTGGTGCGAGACGGCTGGGAAGTTAGCTATGAGGTGTTAACCACCAAGGGCGTCATTCTAAAAGTACCCGCTGAAGATATGTGGCACGTAAAAGGCATCTCCTGGGACGGCTTCAACGGCCTTGAAGGCATCAAACTGGCCCGCGAAGCCATCGGCCTTGCCTTGGCTACTGAAGAACACGGCAGCCGCATGTTTAGTAATGGAGCAAAGGTAGGCGGTGTTCTCTCTACAGAAAAGACGCTGGACGCCGAACAACTCAAACTTTTAAAAAGCAGCTGGGTTGAAACGCAGGAAGGAACGGAAAACGCTTATAAGACCGCTGTTATGTTCGGTGGTCTTACCTGGTCGCCTATGGCGATGACGGGAGTGGACTCCCAACACTTGGAGCAACGGCGATTCCAGGTGGAAGAAGTTTGCAGATTTTTCCGTGTATTGCCAATCATGGTCATGCAGTCCGACAAGGCTGCCACATATGCCAGTTCGGAACAGATGTTTTTAGCCCATGTAGTGCATACCCTTATGCCTTGGTATTCCAGGATAGAACAATCTGCAACTGTGAATTTACTTACCGCTGCAGAACGAAAACTAGGCTATTACACAAAATTTACAGTTCAAGCGCTACTGCGAGGTGCCTCTGCGGCGCGCGCAGAGTTTTACGCCAAGGCACTAGGGGCCGGGGGTACGCAACCGTATATGACGGTTGATGAAGTCCGTGAATTTGAAGAAATGAATCCTATGGGTGGTGAGTACTCCAAAATCGGCAAGGCCAATTACGGCACCGCACCTACTGAAAAACCAAAAGGGGAAGAAGATGAAATTGTCTAAGCTCAACGCAATGCCGGCCATGGCTCACCTGATCGAGCAAAAGGACAGCACCGAGCACTTCCAGCACATGGATATCGAGGCAGTTGAATTCAAGCTGTTGGACACCACTGAATCCACCGCAATGACCTTCTCTGGTTATGGTGCAGTGTTTGGCAATGTCGATTCTTATGGCGATGTGATCCAGAAGGGTGCATTCAAAGACACGCTACGCGATGCCAAGAAAGCCAATAACTGGCCGGCCATGCTGATGCAGCACGGCGGCTGGGGCATGGGTGCCGATGACATGACGCCAGTTGGCATTTGGACTTCTATGGAAGAGGACGATATCGGCCTCAAGCTGGAAGGTGCCCTGGCTGATACCGTGCGTGGCCGTGAAGCTTATGCCCTGATGAAGATGTCGCCTCGGCCAGCCATAACTGGCATGTCTATTGGCTACATTCCCAAAGAATTCACACTCGGCACCAAGCCAGATGAGCCGCGCCGCCTATTGAAAAAAGTCGAGCTGATGGAAATTTCCCTGGTGACGTTCCCAGCGAATCCAAAAGCCCGCGTGCAATCCGTCAAAAGCGGCGGTTTGCAAATACGAGATGCAGAACGAGCCTTACGGGATGTGGGCTTTTCGCAGCAGGAAGCCAAGGCCATCGTGGCCGGTGGTTTCAAGTCCATTGCTCATCGGGAAGATGATCTGGGCGCCTTAGAAGCATTGATCAAAAGCAACACAGCAATGCTGACGGCTTGAGTCAAGCGTCAGAACCCACATTTATTAACAGGAGCACGAAATGAACAAATATCGTAGTTTTCGCAGCAACTTCACCATCGGCCTGGTAGCTTTACTCAGTGTCATGGCGATCTTTACCTTGTGTGGCCACCCACTGGTTGACCCTCATGTTATCGCGGGTCTTGGTATGGCAGGAGGTTTTATCGGTGAGACCGATTTTGGCTCACTTCAAGAGTTGCTGAAAAAGCAGGGCGAAACATTCATGGAGTTCAAGACTGCGAATGATGCACGCTTGAAAGCACTGGAAGAAAAATCTCCAGTTGATCCGGCAGTGACTGCCGAAGTTACCCGGTTGAATGACGAGCTTACCCAGCTGCAGGCAGATATCACTACCTTAACCAAAAAAACAGCGCGTCCTATTGCTGCTGCAGTGGGTGAATTGACACCTGAACAGGCTGAATACAAAACTGCTTTCCAACGTTTTGTTCGCAAAGGCGATAAAGACGGCCTGGAAGAGTTGGAAAAGAAGGTATTCCAAGCTGGTTCTGATGTGGATGGCGGTTATTTCATTCATGCTGAAATGGATAGCAACATCGATCGCGTTGCTTCTGTGGTCTCCACAGTGCGTGAACTGGCTGATGTGCGTACCATTGGCAAGTCTAGCATTGAAATGCGCGTCAAGATTTCCGGCACAGCCGGTCGTTGGGTGGGTGAAGGTGAAGAGGGTGGTGAAACTACAAATCCTAAATACGCCAAGATCGAGATCACTGCAGAAGAGCTGGAAATCGAACCTTGGGTATACAACACCGCCATGGAAGATGCCGACTTTGATGTTGAAGCGGATCTGACTGACGAAGCCGGTATCGGCTTCGGTGAAGCTGAAGGCGTGGCCTTCGTTTCAGGCAATGGCGTCAAGAAGCCAAAGGGCTTCTTGACATATCCAGTGGTTGCAAACTCTGCTTACGCATGGGGCAGCATTGGCTACATCGCTTCCGGCGCCGCTGGCGCATTTGGAGCCTCAAACCCTGGCGATGCCATCATCAATTTGCTGCACTCGCTTAAAGCGGCGTACCGCAATGGTGCTGTGCTTTTGATGAATGAAACAACGCTGGGCATGATGCGCCAGATCAAGGATGGCAGCGGTAGCTTCTATCTGTTCAATCCTGATCCAACCGGCAAGTTCGGTGGCTACGTGTTAGGCGCCCCTGTTGTGATCGACGACAACATGCCTGACATCGCTGCAAACAGCTATTCCATTGCATACGGTAACTTCAAGCGTGCATACCGCATCGTGGACCGCAAGGGCATCACGCTGATCCGTGACAACATTACCAACAAGGGCACCACTAAATTCAACATGCGCAAGCGTGTTGGCGGCGGTGTAAAGAATTTCGAAGCCATCAAGCTGATGAAGTTCTCAGTCAACTAACCCACAATCCGCAGGACTTTCGCTTATATAACAGGCCGCCTCGTCGGCCTGTTTTCTATTAGGAGCATTGAATCATGAAAGATTTACACACTCGTATCTCACCTGTGCGTGTAATTAGTCCGGTAAGTGTGGCTGATAACACCGCGCAGGTTGGCCAGATCGTTGATATGGCCGGCTTTAAAGCACTTGAATTCCTTATTCTGCTTGGCTCCCTGGCCGATGCAGATGCGACTTTCGTTGTCCTGGTTGAAGATGGCGATGTATCTAACCTCTCCGATGCCGTGGCAGTTGATGACAAATACCTGCTTGGCACTGAGTTGCAAGCTGGCTTCACATTCGCAGCCGACGATACCATCAAGAAAATCGGCTACAAAGGCCACAAGCGCTACGTCCGCCTGACGATCACGCCTGCGAATAACGCATCAGCTGCTTTCCTGGCTGTGGTAGGGGTACGAGGCGGTGCGTACAACGCGCCGACGCCTACCCTGTAGGCTTTCACCTAATCCATTGAGAAAGGCAAACGCCGGCGCCAATAACGCCGTCGTTTTAAAGCATGCATAAAATTCTTGTAAGTTTTAAAGGCTCACCTGATGGCTTTACTGTGATCGAGTACACAGAAGGCGAAGAGGTAGAGTTGAGTGATGAACTAGCAGAAGTTGCTGAAGACGAAGGCTGGGCTGAGCCGGTGAAAGAAAAGCCAGTGAAACCTGAATTGTCTGCAGGAGGTGTTGCCCGCAAGAAAGTAATTCAGGGCGAATTGTCTGCATTAGGCAAAAAATTGAAGTCAGCTGCGGATGCTGATAAACCAGCGATTCAAGCGGAAATGGATAAACTCAAAACTGAGCTTTCAGAGCTTAAATAAATTCAAGCACCCAAATTAAAAATGCTCGGTTTCTCCGGGCCTTTTTTGTTTGTGACCTGAATCAATCAAAGGGTAGAACATGAGCACCTATAAAACCGCACGGCCTGGTCCATCAAGCGAATTCTGGATTATTGACAACGTCACTAGGCAGATCATCGGTATCGAAGCAGCTGATGGTACCCGTAACTTCTTCTCACCGATGCAGGTCACTGCTGCCGAACTGGCGACTCTACAGTCCGCTGGCGTTCCTGTAGATAAAACGCTGCAGTATCAGCTTGATGGTGGCGCAATTTATGGCTGGAATGGCACAGCTATTGTTGCACAGGGTAGTGGGAGTGGAACAACAGGAAAATCAAACGGCATCGCAAGTCTCAAATATAGCGTAGCTAATGCATTCTTTACGTCGGGGAATACTATCGCTGGCGTAATTCCGGTTTCAGGCCCATACGGTGGCGTTCGTTTTGTCTTCGAGAATTTTGATATTGCGAACCCTCTTACTTTGATCGCAAAATGTGCGCCTACACCTGTTCTGAACCAAAATGGCAACGGGTTGACTATGACCCGCATAACTTTTGATAAGATGATTGACGGGGCCACTGGCGCTGTGACTTCTTTAAATGGGGCAAACACGGTTACGCTCCCTGCGGCTGGGTCTTATACAAGCCCGAATGCTGTTACTGGAACGGCTAAAGTTAGCCCTTCCCTTGTCGTGTCTGATATTATTCCCATTCAATCGGTAGCTCGTTCTGATGACCCGGCAACATTCGGCAGTGACATACTGATTTACCTAAGAACTTACAGCGTTCAAACTCTTTACGTCCAGAGTATCACACCTTCAAATCTTCCTCTCAATGGCACTGGCTTATTCGCAGCCAGCGGCCAAGCCGGTACTGACCAGGTTACAGGTGTGGCGAATATCGGTGTGAGTGTTGATCAGTCAACCGCTAAGTCTCTGCCATGCTCCAGTGTGGATATTTTCACCGCAGGCAAGACTTGCATGATTGCAGCGATTGGCGACTCCTATGATGCAGGGGGCGGAGACGGTGGAGGTGGCGACACTAATCAAAACGCCTCATGGGTTAATCGCATGATCAGCAACTTTAGAACGGCATCCTCACCTCTTAGAGTCGCCATGTGGGCTGTAGGAGGTGAAGAGCGAGAAGTCACATCCTATAAGCTACAACTTCAGCAAGCGTTGAATAAACCCGATATTCTTATTAGCAATAGCGCTTCGGTGAATAGTTTTCTTACAACACAAGCGCAGCAAGACTTGCAGTTCCAGGCTGTATTAAGGGACAACGCTTGGTGTAGAGCAAATGGCATAAAACACGTTGTTATGTTGATTTGGGGAAGTAGCGCTGGAATTATGGCGCTGAACGCTAGAATCAAAGCATTTGCAACGGGGAATAATATTACGATCCTCGACGCAAATAGCGCGTTATCTCTTAGTGGAACTGGTGGCGCTGTTAATCCAATATACATGCAAAGCGGTTTGAACCACGCCAACGTGGTGGGAGCGTCAAGACTTGCCGATATATTCGCACCTATCATCTTGGCGTTGGCTTCTGCCTAACAACTTAGTATGAAGTGCCTTTAGGAGACATTGCGCATTACATCAGCTTGTCAGTAATATAGGCGAATGAAACTAATATTCATCGATGAAGCTGGAACGAGCGGTAGCCCGCACGAGGTGGTCACTATCGTAGCTGGGGTGATGGTAGATGAAGGTGAGCAACATTCTTTTTTGAAAGTGATTATTGCACGTGCATTTGATCAATTCGTGCCCGAAAGGTATCGAGAGAATTTCATTTTTCATGCATACGATGTTTTTGGCACAAAATATCGTGAAGGTTGGACAGTTGAGGCTAGGAAAAATCTGCTTTTAACAATGATGTTCTTGCCGCGAATGTTTGGCTTGCCGCTATGCATGGGTATGAGACGACGTACCGCGCCAGGGGTTTTTCCGGAGGAATTAGAAAATTTACTTAAATCAATAAAAGTTTCACTGGCTCAGTATGATCATTTACTTCCGTTTATGGATTGTATTGTCAAAGCGGATGCGCGACTGATTCACGAAGGACCGAATATTTTCGGTCGAGTGATTGCAGAGGACGTGCCCGACGTAAAAAAAATTCTTTTGAAAGCGGGACTATTTCTCAAAAATAGTACATTAGTCTTTGAAGCACAACATCAAGAACCTACACAAAAGCAAGTAAGTGAAAGCATTCAACCCGAACCTTTTGAATTTAAGATATCCAGAATTGATACTGCAATCAATTTTGAAAACAAGTCGGGTGACCCTGTTCTTCAAGTAGCAGATGCATGTGCTTTTGGTCTGCGTAGATTCTTCAGTAATCAACCAATGGGCGAAGAATTTGCACAACATATGCTTGGTGAGGTACCAAATTTAAAAGATTACGAATGCCCAGTCTCTAGTTCGTGTTGGTCACCATCTTGATTTAATTGAATTTACAAACCCGCTTCGGCGGGTTTTTTATTGCCTAAAGGTTGCATATGGGATTAAAGCTAATTACCGCGCCGACGCTATTCCCTGTCACCTTGCGGCAAGCCAAGGTTCATTTGAATGTCGACGGCAATGAAAGTGATGCAGTGATCGAAGAGAAGATCGGCGCGGCTACTGACCTCGCTGAAGGTGAACTCAACCGCCTCTTGCTTCCGCAAGTATGGGAACTCGCGCTGCCATGTTTCCCTGGGGGTGATATCGATCTTATGCAAGCCCCGGTGCTGGAAATCATCAGCATTAAATATATCGATACTGCTGGAGTGGAACAGACGCTTGACCCGATCGACTACAGTCTGGACAACTACGGCGTGCGGCATTGGGCTGTTACAAATTTCGGTCGGCTTTGGCCTATCGCCAGGCAAACGCCGAATGCCGTCAAGATTCAATACCGTGCCGGCTACGCAGATGTGGAAAGCGTGCCGCTCAGTATCAAGCAGTGGATTCTGATGGTAATCGCCACCTGGTTCCAGGTACGTGAGGGCGTAATCATCGGCACGATCATCCAGGAGTTGCCGGATAACTTTATGTCAGCGCTGCTGAACAGGTATCGCATTAGGAGGTTTTGATGGCTATACCTGGTGCGGGGACTTTGAACAAGCGAATCACTGTTGAATCTCTGGAGGTTGGTAAGGACAGCAAGGGCGGCATGGTGGATGCATGGACGGCCCTACCAGGTATGCCGGTATGGGCAGGGATAAAAAACCTTTCCGGGAACGAAAGGGCGATCACTTCCAGTGGCGGGGATACAAAAGAAGCCCGGTCTGAATTCACCATGCGGTATCGGGCAGACGTTACCGAGCAATGCCGCATTGTGTACAAAGGTAAATTTTTCAACATCAAGCACCTGAATAACTTCAATGAAGAAAATCGGATGCTGATCCTCACCTGCGATACCGGCAGCAACGATGGCCGCTAATCAAATACTCGGCCTGAGTGATTTAACCAAATCCTTTAAGTCGCTGGGCCAGGAGATGGAAAAAAAGACCGCCGCCCGTATGGTGGCTTCAGGCGGCGGCGTGCTGCGCAAAGAGGCAAGACGGCTGGCTGAAGCCCAGGGGTTGAGAAAGACCGGGGCGCTGATCAAGAACATCGCCATCAAGCGCGAGCGCAACGTGCCGCAAGGCACTGTGCAATACAACCTGGGTGTGCGGCACGGTAAGGACTTAGGGAAAAAATATAAGCAGCTTGGCGTCGGCAGGAATGGCCGGGTTAAGGTGTTCTATCGAGACAATCCGTATTACTGGTCATTCCTGGAATTCGGTCATCGCATCGTCGCCCGTAATTCCAGTCAGGCCGGCGGCGGTAAAACGACTTACAGCACCCGGCTGCGGAATGGAAAAATTAAACTCCGCACCAGGGTATTCAGGAATAGTTCATTAACAGTACGTAGGCGAAGCCCTACGGGATTTGTCCCTGCCAAGCCATACATTGGCCCGGCGCTGGTTAATAAACGCGAATCGGCCATCGAAGCCATGAGCAAAGTGTTGTTGAAAGATTTAGAGAAGGCGGGCAAATGAGCATCAAGGACACGTTGACCGCTGCACTCACTTCCGTACTTGAGAATTCCTGGGCGGTTGAATTGCCGCCCGATCCGCAATGGCCGGCCAGTGTCTTTGAAGTCGATACCGTTTCGGAAAAGAACTGGGTGCTGGGTGGCGGGTACGATCAGCACACGGTGATCATTACCGTCTTTGCCAAAACGATCACCGAAATGGAAACGCTGCAGCTTGCCATTGATGCCGCTGTCATGGCAATTGAAGGTTACCTGGATGACGGTGAAAGTGGTGATGCCACGTATGAGGGCGACGCCAGCGTCTATGGTTTTTTTGTAACACACACAATCCGCTTACCGCGATATTAAGGAGATCCACCATGAAGAATTCCGGCCAGTCATCCAGCAACCTTACAGCACCCTTGCCTGATTCACTGAAAGACGCGGGCACTATCGATAAAGAAGCCCAGGACAAGCAGGCAGCGGAAGTCAAAGCCGACCTGGTGAATGCGATGAAGACTGACGAATTTGCAGGGAAGGGCGGTTCGTACATTTTCGACCCGATCACTAAGACACGCACCCTCGCTCCCGCTGAAGAATAACAGCAGCAAGCCCCGACCCCAGGCCGCTTATGCGGCTTTTTTTATGCCTGAAAGGAATTGAGCGATGTCCAAATTAAGCCGTAATCTGTTGCTGCTGTTTAAAATCCAGCCGACGATTGATACTGACCCGATCCCCACTGCCGGTGCCAATGCAATCCTGGCCGGTAATTTCACCATCAACGCGATCCAGGCGCAATTTGCCGACCGCGAAAACCTGCAGCCTTACTTCGGAAATTCCGGCAAGGTGCAAATTTCGGCGTATTCCACTGTCAGCTTCGATGTCGAACTGGCGAGTTCTGGTGTTGCCGGTACGCCTCCAAAGTTTGGCCCGTTGCTGCGGTCATGCGCGATGGCGGAAACAATCGTGGCATCCACCAGTGTGGCTTACCACCCCGTCACCATTGGCGATGAGATGGCGACCTTGTATATGTACCTGGACGGCCTATTGTTCAAGATGCTGAATTCCAAGGGCACGGTGTCATTCTCGGTTGGTGCGGGTGGTATACCGAAGATGACCTACACCTTCACCGGTTCCTTCAGCAATCCTGCGGATGCCGCATTGCCTTCTGGTGTGGATTACAGCGGCTTTACAGCACCGCTCGGTATCAATAAAGTCAATACACCTTCACTGACTATCCACGGCGCTGCTGTGAAAGCCGACACACTGTCTATCGACTTGGCGAACAATGTGATCTACCGCAACCTGATCGCCACGGAAAGCATCAAGATCACCGACCGATCACCATCCGGCCAGACATCGTTCGAAACTGAATCGGTGGCTTTCAAAGACTGGACTGCCATTGTGCGCCTGGGCACGCTTGGCCCACTGGAACTTGTACATGGCACAGTCGCCGGCAGGATCGTGGAGATCGATGCCCCCAAGGTGCAGCTGACCGAACCGACACTGACGGACTCAGACGGCATCTCCATGTCCAACTACAACCTGACATTGCAGCCTGATACCGGCAACGATGAATTGGTCGTGACGTTCCGGTAGTCCTTCAGCACAGACAAGTTTAACTATGCTCGATAGCGAATAGCTGAAAGCGCAACCAGGCCCGCCCCATGCGGGCCTTTTTTATTGGGATCACATCATGGCGTTCAAACTCGCAAAAAAAAGAACCTTCAAGGAAACCGTCAAGGTACACCTGCCGCTCGGCGACGGTAAGTTCGAAACATCGGAATTGAAAATTGAGTACATCAGCCCGCCTACGGATGAGCTGGATGTCCTTCGCACCCAAGGGCAGATTGAAGTCCTGAAGAAAGTGATCGTGGGTTTCGAGGGTCTGGTCGACGATGCAGGTGCTGAAGTCGGCTTTGATGAAACCACCCTAAACGGATTCCTGGCTGTTCCCCAGGCCGCGCATGCAGCTGCAGAAAAGTTCTGGACATCTTTGTTCAAGGCTCCAGTAAAAAACTAGAGGAGGCAGCGCGACATTGGGCCGGTAAGCGCGCTGTCGATAAGCCTGACATACAAGTCGATGACAACGTCATTGATGGCCTGGTAAGGGCGAATGCACCGCAGGAAGTGATTGATGCTGCCAGGCAGGCGTCTCGCCCGGAAGTAGTAAAAGAACCCGCGTTCGAGGTCTGGCCGGAAAACATGGATGCAGTGTTGTTCTTCTGCAGTCTGGGTACTCAATGGGAAGTAGTGGCCGGTTTCTCCAGCCTTTATTACGTAGGTATCCCATCACCGCGTATCGAAGCCAGCATGAACCTGAACGGCATCGCTGCCCGCAAACGCAAACAGCTGTTCCATGCAGTCCAGGTGATGGAGCGCAGCGCGCTTAAAGCATTAAACGCACCCTCTGAAAAATAGGATATTTATGTCAGCTCTTGGAAAGCTTGTTGTCAGCCTTGCGCTGGAATACGCTCAGTACACCAAGGGCCTGGATAAGTCCGACCAAGCTTCCCTGCAGTTTGCCCGCAAGGCACAGAAGAATTTCGACCAGGCAACCAACTCGCTGGGCAACATGGCAAAGGGTGCCGTGGGTGTGGGTGCTGCGTTCCTGGGCGTCAACAACATCATGGAGGGATTGTCGCGATCAATCGATGACCTGGCGAACCTGGATGACTTGGCGCAGAAAACAGGCTCGTCGGTCGAGAACCTTTCCAAGATGCAGAAGGTAGCGAAGCAGTTCGGCGCTGACTTCGGCGCTGTCGATTCCTCCATCAGTAAACTGGCGAAAGGCCTGGGTGCTGTCGATGATGCATCAAACAAGACCACCTCGGCCCTGCGCGCGCTCGGTATCACCTCAGAATTCTATCGTACCCATGATGTATCGGATGTCTATATCGAGGCCGCCAAGCGCCTGCAAAACTACCGTGACGATGCCAGCAAGACCGCGCTTGTCATCGATATCATGGGCAAGGCCGGTGCCGAGAATATCCCGTACCTGAATGACCTGGCAGAAAACGTCGACAAGATGTCTGGTGTGTCTGCTGAAGCTGCCGCCCAGGCCGCCAAGTTCCAAGATCAAATGGGGTTCCTCAAACTCAAGACCGATGAGGCATTCCAGTCCATCAGCAATAATTTCCTGCCCGGCCTGAATGAAATCATTTCGAAATTCATTGATGGCACAAAAGAGGGTGGCCTGTTCGTCGGCATCCTGGAGGGCATTGGTAATTACACCAAAGTGTTCTGGTTAGGTAGCGAGGCAACGCAGCGCAAAGACCGCATGGAAATCTTGACGGAAAACATCAAGATCGCCGGCAAGGAACTGGAAGCCCTGGAAGCACAGATGAATTCCTTCGGTGCTGGCCGAAACTCCCTGGATTCCGGTGATGGTACGTTTGCCCGCAAGGACTCATCGGCATTCAACAAGAAGCGTGCCCAGGTGCTGGCAATGTCGCAGGAGTTGCAAAAACTCGCCATCGAGCAAAACAAGAACATGGCGAGTCCGTATGTCTCGCCCAATACAGGCAAGCCATCCGTTGCTTATACATCCGGGGAAGCATCTAACAGCGCAGCATCAGCAAAAGCGCTGGCGAACACTTACGATTCCTTGATCAGCAAGTCACGGGATTACGTCACGGCCATGCAATACGAAAGCGTGGAAGGCGAGAAGCTTTCTGCCGGGCAGAAGCTGGCTGCCGAGTTGCGCGAGTTCCTGACTAAAAACACCCTGGGCCTGACCAAGGCTGAAATCGAGGGTGTGAATGCCGCCATCTCCAGGGTGACCGCCGAGGATTCGCTGAATCGTGCGCAAACGGATCGCTTTGAGCGCGTGGGTGTTTGGGTTGAATACCAGATGCAACTCAATGAGGCGCAAAAAGCACACACCGATGGATTGATGCAGGCAACGCTTGCATACGACGGCCTGGTCACCAGTGAGCTTGATCAGCTGAAGTCGCTGGAGGAGCAGCTTAATATCCTCAAGTACGGCAAGGTCGCTACCCAACAGATGGAAAGCGCACGCCTGCTGGAGGCCGCTGCCGCCTTTGAACAGAATGCGGTGTATGCAGAACAAAACGGTGTATCTGCCGAAAACATCAAGTCCATGCGCGACCGTGCGCAGGCATTGCGCGACCTGGCATCCGCACGAGATCAGGTGGCAAATAAGCAGGTCGAAATCGATCAGCTCACCAAGATTCAGGATTTTGCCAACGACACCTGGCGCAGCTTGGGCGACGGTCTGACTAATGCATTATTCCGTGGGTTCGAGCGTGGCGAAACCTTCGGTAAAAATTTCTTCACTTCCATGAAGAACCTGGCGCAGACCACTGTACTGAAGTTCGCCACGGACTTTGTTTTCTCGCCGATCAAGGCGGGTGTAGCTGCAACTTCGATGGGGGCTGCCGGCACGGCCAGTGCATCCGGCAATGGCTATGGCACGCCGGGCATCATAGGGACTGGCAAGAGCATATTTTCTGCGATTACAGAAGGGTTCCAGTCTGCCAATGCCTCTTATTTTTCCGCCATTGCGAAATTCGGCAGCACTCTAAGTAGTGTAGGTCTTGACAAGCTGGGAAGTCTTGTCAGTGCAAATTCGGTGATCATTGGTAAAGCATTGCCCTATGCCGGCGCTGTTATCAGTTTGCTGAAAGGCGATATCAAGGGGGCGGCACTGCAAGGGATAGGCGTTGCAATTGGCACTTATTTCGGCGGGCCTATTGGTGGTGCCATCGGCGGGGCGATCGGCTCTATGGTGAGTGGTATGTTCGGAAGCCATGTGTCTCGTCCTAAATATTATGCCAATACCACGGTGTCTGACGCTGGCAGTTCGTTGCTAAATGCCTATACAAATAGTGACGGGAAAAAAAGCAACACCGTGGCCTCCGGGGCTGGCAATGGTATTGGTGACACGATTGCCCAATATGCTAGGGAGCTTGACGGGGCGGTAAAAGACTTTGTTTTAGGTATCAATTACCAGCAAAAGTACGATACGTACCTTTTATCTGTTGGCAATGCCATCAGCAAAAATGGAATGAATGCTGATGTCACTTTCAAATCGAGTGGTGCTGGAGATGGAGTTGCAAATGCTTTTCTGGTAGCGGTTCGTAAAGGTTTGGTGACTCTGCCTGAATACATCACCGAGCTTATCAATCGATCAGACAATGGTGGAACGGCTGCGCTGGATAATGTCATTGCGATTAAGAGTATTTACGAGTCGCTGGCTGATCTCCCTCCAGTCTTCAGATCCGTTAAATATGCAATCGATGAGTTCGCAAATTCCGATAGCCTGGATTTCCTAAATAAACGGATTACGGCTATATCCACATATACCGATTTATTTTATTCACAACAGGAAAAGCTTGACACTCTGCAGGCGCAACTAACTACACGCTTTACCGATCTGGGTAATGTATTACCTGCGACGCGTGAAGGATTGCGGGCTTTAATCGATGGGCTTGATACCACAACATTATCTGAATACGGCGTGTTTAATGCCTTGGTCGATCTTGCCCCTCAATTGGATGCGTACTACAAGGCGCTGGAGTCACAGGCTGATATTACTAAGCAAGCTGCCGCTGCAACGAATGAAATGATTGACAGTTTGCTAGGTACTGACAAGTTCTCAAGCCTGACAGACTACCTTCGGTATAAGGGGGTTGCTAAGAATTACGGTGCTGCTTTCGCTTCGGATTTCACCTCCAACCTTAGCGCCGGTTTGATTAGCAATGACGCATCGGGCAAGACAATAACAGCGACTGGTTTGAATGATCTTGTTGCAGAACTGCAGGCACTTAGAAGCGACGTTAAAGCAGCACTATTGCCAGTAGCTATCAATACCAGTGATGCAGCCAAGGTGCTGAAGCAATTCAATGGTGCAGGTATGCCACCAGTACGTGATTTTTAAAAGCGAGTAACTAAATGTCATTGCAAATTATTGCTCCCGTTTTAATTACGGATAGTCGGCTGGTCAGTTCAAACGTCCCTGAAAATGACTTGCCACTTTATAACCCAGCCGCTACTTACGATCTCAACGATTCCGTCATGTTTTTAGGTGCCGACACACACAATCTCTACAAGTCTCAAATGGTGGGGAACATCGGCAACCTGCCAACAAATGATATCCAGGGTGACGTAAACAATCCACCGACCCATTGGTTGCTGGTTGGTAAAACCAATCGTTGGCGAATGCTGGACAGGTCTATATCAACTCAAACACGCTATACAGATGAGCTGGTCTATGTGTTCAAAAACCTGGGGCCATTCGATTCGGTTTTCATGAATAACCTGGAAGGCCAGTTTGTCAATATCAGAATCATTGATGATTTTGCCGGCGTTGTATTTGACCAGGAGTTCGCTCTCGTTTCTGATCGCGGAGTTACTGATTGGTACGGTTTCTACTACACACCATATCAAGCTTACAACGAGTTTTACTTGCGGGATCTCCCAAAATATATCGATGCTTTGGTTGAAATTACGATCTCTAATCCGGGCGGTATGGCTGCATGTGGCGAATGCGTTCTTGGCCTGGGGCGTGAATTGGGAGACTTGCAGTTTGGGGTCAAGACCGGAATCAATGATTTTAGTCGAAAGACAAAAGACGATTTTGGCAATTGGCAGATTACTGAGAAGCCATATACCGATTATGCAAATGTATCTCTGTACGTGCCATCGGATAGTGCATTTGAAGTGAAGCGATTCCTGACTGAGCTGCGGGCAAAGCCCATCGTATTTATTGGGAATAAAGACCGCAGGACTACATGGATTTATGGCTTTTATACAGACTTCTCCGAAACCATTCAATACGCAACGGAATCGGTCTTTACTATGGAAATGGAGTCATTGACATGACAATCTCGCAGCACACCATGGATGTTTTAGCCAATGCCCCACAACCGAACCAGCCAAGGGAAATTTTTAATCCAAATGCCTTTGCACATGCGGCTATCCTTTACACACTTAGCCTGGAAATAAACCAGACGGTAGCTTCATTGAATAATGTGCCCACCTCTGCCGGATCGGTGACGAACAACACGGTCAGTGTCGGTACTAAAAACTTTGTGATAGACCCTGCTAAAGGTTATCAAAAGGGAATGACAGTAAAGATTGCTGCAGATATTGCACCGACTCACTGGATGCTTGGCGATGTGATTTCGTATAACGATGTAACAGGTGCTTTTCAGGTAGAGGTTAGCAATACACAGAATCCAGGCGCAACTGTCTACAGTGCATGGACTGTTAGCCTTGCCTTCGGCGGCTCCACCATAAGTGGCGGGGACGTACAGAACCAAGCCTTTACAGGAGCCAATGCAACGGGCACAGGCACGGCATATGTAATTACCCCCAGCCCGGCCATTACTGCTTATGCCGCAAACCAGTCGTTCTTCGTGACGTTCAATGTCGTGTCTGGTGTGGCCCCAACCTTACAAATTTCTGGGGTAGGAAGTCCGCCAAACCTGGTCAAGCAGCTGGTAGATGGCAGCTATGTGAACATCACCGCGAATGATATCCCGGCCAATCATCGCAGCCGGGTGACATTGCTTAGTGCTAATCAAGCGCTCGTGGAAGACTTACCTCCAGCCAAATCAGAAGACTATATCCTGATCAGAGAGGAGCAGCCAAACAATACTGCTGGTCAGAACTCGGTTGGGGGTACCTACTCAAAACGCGCTTTGAACACAATTGTTGCGGATACAGGCAGCAATGTATCGCTTGTAAGTGGGGTTATTACCCTAGCACCTGGTAGATATCGTTTCCGTGCACGCGCTCCAGCTATCGATTCAACCAAACATAAAGTGCGTTTAGCCAACACGGCAGACACGACCTATACCGTTGGTGTCAGCTCCTATAGTGGCAGCACAAACGTCAGTACCGATTCTGAGGTAAGCGGACGATTTACTATCGCTGCGCCAAAGACCTTTGAATTGCAGCACCGGACATCCACTTCAAATACAGGTGGTTTCGGTACACCATCCAATTTCGGGGATATCGAGGTGTACGCATCCATTGAATTATGGAAGGAAAAACAATAATGCCATTCGTCAAAGTTGAAAGTGGAGTAGTGGTACAGAAGCAGCTGCAGCGGCAGACCGGTTTCATTGAGGTCGGTGATGAAGTTTGCTGCGGCATGGTGAGTAAGCCAGGTGGTGTTTTCGTTGCTCCTGATCCGGATATCGAGACCGTAAGGGCGATTGTGCGTAATGATGTCAGGCAGGGTTATGAAACATCTTGTCTCTTGGCCGTCACTGCGTTAGGAATTTTCTGGGACGGTGGCTTTGAATCCGCAATCAAGCTGGACGCAGCACAGCGATTAAATCAAGCAGCCAATCTGCCCGATGTAACCTTTTTCGATTCTGAAAACCAACCGCACCAGTTGTCTTTTGAGGATGCGCTTGAAGTGATTATCACGGTGGCTGCAACCTTCCAATATAAGCTGGCAAAAAAACAGGCTTTGATGCGCACAATTGATAGTGCTAGTGCTGAAGACCTGCTAGATATTGCTTGGGTGGAAGAATGAAGCCGGGCTGGATTACCGAGGCGGAAAAGTACATCGGCCTCAAGGAAGTGCCCGGTGCCGGCAATAATTCCACCATCCTGAAGTGGTGGAAAATCATTAAACGGGGCGGCATTCAATCAGACGCGGTGCCGTGGTGCGCCGCCTTCGTCGGGGCCATGCTGGAAACTGCCGGCATCGCATCCAGCCGCTACGAATCTGCAAAATCATATCTGACATGGGGAGCCATGATTACCGTGCCGGTGTACGGATGCGTGGTGGTATTCACGCGCGATGGCGGTGGTCACGTGGGATTCGTGGTGGGCGTGGATGAAAAGGGACGACTGATGGTGCTGGGAGGCAACCAAGGCGATACGGTCTCAATAGCGCCGTTCGAGCGGTCAAGGGTGGCAGGTTATCGCTGGCCTGCCGGGGTTAACTTCATCCTGGAAGCGTTGCCGATTATGAACAGTGCTGCGGCCAGTTCAGCAAATGAAAAATAATTATGGGGATGCACTATGGCTGCAGCGCTTGTCTTGTATTTTGGTGCAAACCTCGGGCCTATCATATGGGGTTTGCTGAACGTTCTCTATGCCATGACAGCCGGCGCGCTGGGCTATCTATCACGCACCACATCACCTGAAGTAGACCTTGGCTTTAAACCACGTGTTTTCATTGTGCAAACTCTCGCTGCAGGCTTTGTTGGCTCTGTAGCGCTGATGCTTTGCATGTTGCTGGAGTGGAATGATTACGCCACCCTGGTGCTGGTCGGTTTTTTCGGTTGGATGGGCGCGCCGGCATCAATGGTGATCATTGAAAAATTCATCTACAACAAACTAGGGATTACAAAAGATGCTGACCTGCCTAAAACTGGTAATTAGTTCACCCAAGCTGCTATGGGGCTTCATCACTGGTAAGCCGCAATTGTTCCTGACTTACTTGATGCTCGGCGGGCTGATATGCCTCGGTGCTTTAGTGGCCGTCCAATGGGCTGACAACAAATTGCTGCAAGTCAAAGCCTCGGATACTGAAGTGAAAGCTGCAAAGCTGGAGACCTCATTGACCGGAGTTAAAGGCGACCTGCGCCAGCAGAAGGAAATCAACCAGGCGCAGGATGAGCAGATTAAGTCGCTCAAAGATCAACAAGAGTTGAACGAAAAGGCGTTAGAGAAAAATTCTGCCGATCTTGAAACCAACAAAACAAAGGTAAAAGTATATGAACAGCGACTTGAAAAGCTCGAAAAAACCGACCCGGCATTTAAAGCACTTAGTGATACTCCTCTGCCTCCTGAGTACAGCCGCATGCTCAACGCTGACAAGCCCAAAGCCAGAACCCGAAATAAAGGTGGTCACTAAATACGAAAAGCCGGTACCGCCTTTGCCATTGATCGAGCAATGCGTGTTCCCGGATATCTACTACCGGGTGGTAGGCGACGTGCTTAAAGCGCGCGATGCATACCAGCTGGCGCTGGAGCGTTGTTCCGATAAATTTAACAACCTGGTGGATTGGGCGCTGGGAAAGAAGTAGTAATAAAAGAGGGGCGACCTGGTGATGCGTCAACATCACCAAGCCCCTTTTCACACAGATCAAGCCTGTGAGCCAGGACTAGGCCCCTCACCACGTCGACGCGGCGGTGGGAGCCTAGCACAATAATCTCAACATGAGAAAGCTCACATCATTATGCAAGCACTTCCCGTAATTCCCTGGATCGGTGGCAAACGCCGCCTGGCCGCTCAACTCATTCCCTTGTTTCCTCCTCATAGCTGCTACGTAGAAGTATTCTGCGGTGGCGCTGCCCTGTACTTTCTCCGGCCTGTACCTGCCGAAACTGAAATCATCAACGACATTCATGGTGACCTGGTGCGCCTGTACCGGGTGCTTAAACATCACCTCCAGGAGTTCGTCCGCCAGTTTGAATTCGCGTTAAGCAGCCGCGAGATATTCGAATGGGAAAAGATGACTCGCCCCGAGACGCTTACCGACATCCAGCGTGCCGCACGCTTTTACTATATGCAGCACCACGCATTCGGCGCGAAGGTCACGGGCCAGAACTTCGGCACCGTCACGACAGGAGAGGCGGCAGGACTTAACATTTGCCGCATTGAGCAGAATTTGACGGCAGCCTGGATGCGGTTGGGTGGGACGTGCATAGAAAACCTCGCCTGGCGCGATTGTGTTGATCGTTATGATCGACCGCACACGTTCTTCTACATGGACCCGCCCCATTGGGAAACCGAGGGCTACGGCGTCCCGTTCGAATTCGACAACTACGTCGACATGGCCGCCCGGCTGCGCACCATGAAAGGCAAGGCCATGATCAGCATCAACGATCACCCGGCGATCCGGAATGTTTTCGCGGGCCTGCCTATGCTGGAGTTAGATATTAAATACAGCTTGCAGAATGGTGGCGAACAGCAGACGTCCGGAGAACTGGTTGTAACCAATTGGGATACGGCTGCGATGGGTGGTTTATTCGATGGTTTGTGATGCTGTATCGAGCATAGCTGGCAGTGACTATGTCTGCCGGCATTTCACTTGTCCAGAATAGATGAAACTGACTATGTGCGATCGACACGCTGCAGTATAGATAACCCCGGCTATGTTTCCGGCAGCATAGTCGGAAGCGACTGTGCTGCCAGGCCGTGCGTGTAGATCCTATAGATGTAATCAGCTATGCTTCAGGAGATGGGTTTCAAGTAAAGCTGCGAATACTGCCAGGCGTTCGGCAGGTGGTAGGTCTTTGTAGGCATCTGCCCAGCGCTTGGCTTTACGCTTGATACGTTGCCGATCAGTGAAGTCCTTACCGGCATACGTCGACCAAAACTTTGCGGCTGGTTCAAAGTTGAACCATAGCTTCTCTGTTCTTACCCCGCCGCGAGTCATTACCTGAAATTCGAATGACCGCCAGTCGCCCAGCAATTCATCGTACAAGGCAGATGGATATCCACTGATGATTACGGACGCCTGCACTTTTCGCAGGGTGGCAATAAGCTGCCGATGGTCTTCCTCGGTGTATTCGTGCTTGTATCGATGATTGCCAGTCCGGGTGCTTAATAGATAGGGTGGGTCGGCATAAATTAATACCTTGCCAGATCTACCATAGTCGAAACTGTCTAGCATCGATACTGCGTCATCGTTAAATAATTCGATATCGCGTCCACCACAGTCGAATTCAGCTATAGCCTGGGCGGATAGGTCGATGCCAATTGAGCGCTTGCAGGGTGGCTTGAGCTTCATTACTACGCCGCTGCCGAGGTGCGTTTCGATATAGGTATCGTGGGGTGGCATCAATCCGATGATGGCCTGAAACGCGCCGGATGCTGCTTTGCTGCCTAAGTAGCCCATCAAATTTCCACTGCCGGCATTACGACCAATTTGGTTATAATGTCGGACTGCAGCGGTTTTATATTTTCGGAATTGCGGAGCAACCTGTATTTTGCGGAGCGCCGATTTTTATAAAAACCGCTGAAACCCTTCTGCTTATTGCCTTGCAGAAGACCATGCCCCCGTAGCTCAGTGGATAGAGCATCCCCCTCCTAAGGGGAGGGTCACACGTTCGATTCGTGTCGGGGGCACCAAAAAACAGTCCATAGCAATTCACTTCAATTCACTTTTTATATAAAAAGCAACCTATTAGTAATTACAGCTATTCACTTCTATTCATAGTTGTCCATTGACATCCACAAAAAATACGTATAAAAAGTGTATAAATAGCATTTATACATATCAATTTTATACGTTTTGGATGTTACATGGCCGCAGAACTTCTTGATGACAAGAAAATCAGTTACGCAAAACCTGCTGAAAAGCAGTATACCCTCCGTGACGGAAAAGGCCTGTTTGTCCTCATTCATCCCAATGGTTCTAAGTACTTTCAATTTAGATCGACTGTGGCCGGCAAGCCTAAGCTTATTCAACTTGGTGTGTATGGAGTAATTTCACTAAGCCAGGCTAGGGAAATGGCCAGGCAAAACAAATCTCAAATCTCTAATGGCAAAGATCCTGTTGTAGAAAAGAAGATTGCAAAGGCAAATTCTATACTTGCTGCAAATGCTACTTTTAGCGCTGTATATACGGCTTGGCTAGCTGAGAAGTACATCTCACCGGCATATCACAAAAAGATCAGTTCAACGATTAAAGTTAATGTACTGCCGAGACTGGGGGAAATTCCTATAAGTCAAATTACTCCACCAGTTATTAAGTCTGCTCTGAAAATAATGGAGGCCAGAGGCAGCATTACCTTGGCGAAGAAAACCAAAGCCTGGCTGAAAGAGATATTCGATTATGCAACTGAGGATGGGCTGAGGATTGGGGATAATCCAGCCAATGTGGTAAAGATTAAAACACCGCACGAGAAAGAACATTACCCATCGCTCAAAAATAGAGTTGATGCAGGTGAGTTCATGCGAAGACTTGTTGAGTACGGCGGGAGGGTCGAGACTATTATTGCAATTCAAGTCCTTATGTTCACAGGAGTAAGGCCCGGGGAACTAAGACTGGCTGAATGGAACGAATTCGACCTAAACGTAGGAGTTTGGGAAATCCCATCTAGCCGGATGAAGATGCGCAAGCCTCATACTGTCATGCTATCAAGTCAAGCAATTGCTCTGCTGCAGCAGCTTAAGTCCCTTACTGGTTATCAAAGATATGTCCTACCTGATTTAACTGGCAGCAAACCCATATCTAACGCTACATTAATTATGGCATTGAGGCGTGTTTGGGTAGATTACAGAATTGTTCCTCATGGCTTCCGGCATTTCTTTAGCACCCAAGCCAATGAAAGCCGGCTATTCCATAAGGATGTGATCGAGTCAGCGCTATCTCATGGAGACGAAAACAAAATACGCGGTACTTACAACCAAGCTGAATATAGGACTGAGCGTGCCAAACTTGCGCAATGGTGGGCTGATGAATTGGATTTAATGCGGAATGGAGCAAAGGTACTGCAGATAAAGACTGCTTAAAATAAAGGCTATATCGAGAAAGGGGATAACCCGATATAGCCCTGTACCTACAAATGGAGATGAGTAGAGATATCTACTTTAGTGATTGACTGTAAAGGGCATATTTCCAAGAAGTAATTTTAAGTATATCTATGTAACAGAGTTTTACCGTCACTCATGCGGAACATGAGTAAAGCGGCAACGCTGGCTTACTTTGACGGGAATGCCAGCGAAGCCTAACCAAACGCAATACTGACTAGGAGTATTACATCATGGCTGTCAACAATTCTACAGCAACAGAAATTAAGCTTGTACCACATCCATATTTTTTAAATAAATCAGTCAGCCTTCCTTCAAAAGGAAAATTGAAGTGGCTGGGTGGTTCCCTTGGGCTTGCCGGCCCAGTGCATGAGGATGTTATAGATGATGAAGGCAATCACCTGACAATGGATCTTTCGTCATTATTGAATAGATTGAATGAATTTGAAGGGTTTCGTGATCGCGAAAAAAGAATTCCCATCCAAGATAATCTAATTAGCAACTGCATTGCAGCGCATAAATACAATTTGCTAACTCCTGATGAGCTCTTAATTTTTGAGAGAAGTCCCATTTTTGCGGAATACCTTCTGGCTATCTCATCAAATGAAATGGGGGGGGTGAGATGAATCCACTTACTAGAGAAGCCGCGCGCGCATTAGCTAGGGAAACTGCAACAGAAGCCGTTGGACTGCTAGCTAAATCAATAAATGCTTGTAATGTTTTAGGCCGCCCATATCAGTACTCGCAAGAGGCTATTGCCGATTTCACAAACGTGATCGCACAAATAATTTCAATTGTGGAAACCGGCGATATTTTATTGACACCTATTTCTGTGGCCAGGATGGATGAAGATTTCCAGGAGTTCAAAAATAAGTTATTAGGTCGAACGGGAGATTGATGATGCAAGAAGAGCGTTATGGCACCCGCGATATGACTTACTCCGCATGGCATCGGCGCATGTCTACTCGCCGTTTTGTTGGCATAGAAAAGGCGCAAACCCTATCCATGATCGATCTGGATGGTGCTTTATACGTCGAGTTTGATGATGGATCTAAAGAACCAATTGCATTAATTGAAACTGCTCAAGACGTTGGCCAGATGAATAAGCCAGTTACAGTGACTACTAAACTTGCTCAGAGGTCTGGGTTGCCTTGCTACTGTGTTTTATACAAATGTTCAAAAAAGGTTAATCCCGCAGATCCAACTTGGCCAGACATCGATTATTTTCGAATAAAGAGAGTATGGCCAAAGCCGGATAAAAATTGGCGGATTGTTCAACCAAACGAGTGGGCTGATGCATTAATAAAAATCAGAAGTTGGGCAAGTATCAAGATAGATGCAAAAGCAGCGAACGATGCTAATTATTGACCTCGTGAGTTATAGATATGAGTGAATCCCATTCTGAAAATGCTCCAAAAAGGGGTAGAGGCAGGCCTAAAAACAAGGATGATCCTGAAATAGCGCTAATGGATGAAGTCATTGCCAGGACGATGTTTCAATTGTTGTCTTGGGGTTTACCTCGTAGATCTAAGGGTACGAAGCTCGGAATTGCTGAAGCCATTGGTAATGCTGCTTTAACAATTCTCAAAAGAAGTGATTCATCTGGATTGGCCTTGGGTCCAGAAAGAATTGAGCAAATTTTTGAATTATGGTTTGCAAAAGAAACTTCAAGGAGGATTTCTTCTAAAGAATGGCCGATGCCTCAAAGATGGCGCTATGCAAAAGAAACATTGAAGCAACGAATTCCTAATAAGACCTTAGACCTCGAGCAGTTGGTTAACATTCTTCTGAATAACAATGGAGTATGGCCGGAAAAATTGACCGGCTTAATCCCCCATGGTGATCTTGAGTTAACACCTAGTGCATGGGAAAAGCTAGGTTCTATGCCAAAACTCAAATAATTCAAAAAAAGGGGGTAATTAAATACTGATCACAATTATCTAAAATTACTCTAGCACTGTCCTAATTAGTTCAAGGCTGTGCAAAATGTCTAACAATCTCATCCGAATCTCCGATTTACAGAAAAAGATCGGCTTATCAAGAAGTGCCATTTATTTAAAAATCAGCAAGAAATCTCCAAAGTACGATACTAATTTTCCACAGCCAGTAAAGTTTAGTAATGCAAAAAATTCTCCTGTTGTATGGGTGGAGGATGAAGTTGATGCCTGGATTGATTCGTTTATTCAATCCAAGCGTAAAGCTGCATAACTCAAATGGCTGCGCAATCCCAACACTCAAGAGTTGATCGCGAGATTTATTTTCGCGGTTATTTAACTTTGCAAAATATCAGAGGGGCTTGGCACGCATCTTCAAAAGAAGGCTCATTCATCGTTATATGGGGTGAAAAAGCTAAGTGCTGGGCTTATCTACATCAATTCGATCCTATATCCCAAGATACCTTGGTAAATGAATGTCGTCGTCGCATTGCTTACATTGAACACGATCATAGAAAAATGGACTGGATTAGGTAATGCATCGTGGATACGTCAAAGTCTGGCGAAAGATTGAGGACAGCGGATTGATGCAGATACCAAACACATTAGCGCTTTTCATGTTCATTCTGCTGAATGCAACACATACACCCCGAAGGCAAGGCAGTCCTCATGGCCTAATTGATCTTAAGCGTGGTCAGTATATGAGTGGCAGAAAAGTGTTGGCGATCAAACTAAATCAAACAGAACAACAAATAAGAACGGGTTTAGACCGCCTAGAAAAGCTTGAAATTTTAACCATCGAATCCACCAACAAATTTAGCATCTATACCATTGAAAATTATAACGTTTATCAAGCCCATGAGGAATCTGATAACCAAGAGGCAACCAACAAACAACCAGCGAATAACCAGCGAATAACCACTAAACAAGAATTAAATCATTTAAGCATTGAAGAAAATACAACACCCGCTTCTTCTCATAAAAATAAAAAAAGGAAGGAAACAGGCGTCACTTTGATCCAATTCTTAGACCAATGCAAAGCTAACAAAGTGAGACCTATTGAAGATGATGACCCCATTTTTTCTTATGCCGAGAAAGTTGGAATATCAGTTGAAATGCTTTCTGCATGCTGGAACGAATTCAAAATCGCTTATATGGGTAAACCAAAAAATTATTTAGATTGGAGAGCTGCATATCGAATGTCTGTAAGGAAGAATTATTACGACTTATGGTACATAAAAGATGGTGAGCTTGCTCAATGGACTTCAGCTGGTGAACAAGCGAGGAGGGCTGCCGCATGATTACTTCAGAGTTGCTATTACCTCCAAATTCCGCCGAAGCCGAGCAATCCGTTCTCGGTGGTTTATTAATCCAAAATGATGCAATGGATCGGATTACCGATGTTACGGTCGCATCTGATTTTTATCGGCACGACCATAAGCTAATATTTGAACAAATATCGAAACTTATAGAGATCAATCAGCCGGCAGACATCGTAACGGTAGCTGAGTCACTGGATTCAATTGGGAAGCTTAATGATGTTGGAGGTATTGCTTACCTTGGGGCTTTAGCTCAAAACACTCCAGGCGCAGCAAATATTCGCAGATACGCCGAAATCGTACGAGAGAAATCGATGCTCCGATCACTCTTAACCCTAGCGGCAGAACTTCAATCTGCGTGCCATGGTGTCGAAAGCGACGCTGAAAAACTTGCACTTGGTGCGGAAGAGTCAATTTTCCAACTTTTCCAAAAGCAGAATGGTTCTGAGCAGCAACTCGATCAAGCTGTCGACGCTGTCCTGCAAGATATAGACAACCGAGCTGATCAGGAAAATGGATTCTCAGGGCTTGCCACCGGTTTTGATAAGTTCGATTCATATACCGGCGGCCTTGAGCCAGGTCAACTTGTTATCGTTGCCGCGCGCCCAAGCGTCGGTAAATCTGTATTTGCTTGTAACGTTGCCGATCGGGTTGCAGGATCTGGTAAGTCCGTCCTTTTCCATACTCTGGAAATGTCATCTAAAGAAATTGGCATGCGTATCTTGGCGGCCAGGTCTGGTGTAAGCATGCATCAAATGCGCTCAGGTACACGTGAAAACAATCATTGGGACGCAATGACAAAAGCGAAACGAGAAATTTTCAAATCTAAACTTTTTATTGATGACCGGCCTGCTATTGCAGTGAATCAGATCCGGGCAAAGGCTAAGCGGATTCGTCGCCAGCATGGCTTGGATCTTGTGGTAATCGATTACTTGGGACTGATGACTGGAAAGGGCGATAACCGCACCCAGGAAATCGGATCCATTTCCCGCGGTCTCAAGAATCTTGCAAAAGAACTTAATGTTCCAATCATCGCTTTAGCCCAGCTAAATCGAGGTGTTGAAGCCCGTCAGGATAAGCGACCTCTAATGTCTGACCTCCGAGATAGCGGAGAAGTTGAGCAGGATGCAGACATTGTGCTGATGCTTCACCGCGAAGAACTTTACAACGACGCAGATGAGTTTATCGGCATGGTGGAAGCATTACTTCGTAAAAACAGGAATGGACCTACCGGTGATATGGACCTTAGATTCGAGAAGGAGATATCTAAGCTTACTGACTATACGGGCCCCAGGATCAGAAGTCGATCAACAAGCCCTTTACGTAAAAAACAATCTGGATTTGATAGTTAGGAATTGGAGAAATAATCATGGGATGGGCAGCCGTACCGTACGTATTAGCAGGAGCATCGACAGTAATGTCGGTGATGGGCCAACAATCTGGGGCAAGGAACGAACAGGCGCAGCTAAATTACCAAGCCGACCAGGCAACCGCCGACGCGGAAGCCGAACGCGGTGCCGCCCAAGTGCAGGCGCAGAAGATTCGCAAGGCAGGTAAGGCAACTGCCGGACAGGCCCGGGCGTCTCTTGCTGCTTCAGGTGTGGATGTGAATGAGGGCACGGCTAACACAATAAATGCAGAAATCATAAAAAACACTGAGACCGACGCGTTAACGGCCATTCTTAATGGAGATTACGGCGCCAAACGTAAGCTTGCGCAAGCACAGGGATTTGTTCAAGAGGGTAAATTAGCAAGAAATGCGGCTAACGTTAAGAGCGTAAGTAGCGTGTTATCTACTGGCGCCAAAGTGGCTAGCGGCTGGAAAACAGTTTCTCAAGGACCTAATTTAACCAATATCAATGACGGCAATTCTATGAGCTATGGGAACTACGCATGAAAATCCCAATGGGGGAATTTGGCTATTCCCTAATTAAGCCACAATCTGGAATTGTATCTGTAACTAATGCTGGTGCTACTGGTGAGGCTCTCGAGCAAGCAGGAAATGCTGGTAATGCCATAGCCGGTACTATGCTTGTAGAGCAGGCCGCTGAGGAAAAACGAACCGCTGCAGTAGCATTAAAGGCTAGAGAGGAAGCAGATAAAGCCACTGCTGCAGGTGTCCTGGTTTCCACAGAAAATAATCTTGCAGATCTCCAGCAACAATTTCAGCAAGATATATCGACTGGAAAAATATCTAAAGATGAAGCCATGGGTAAATGGCGTGAAGCATCCTCGAAAGTTACCACTGATAATTTGAGGTCAATGCCTGATAGCCACGCTGTAATTGCCAAAGCACAAATTGACAAGTTCAGCGGTTCATTCACTAGGGATATTGATAAAGCCGTTTTCACTAAAAACGTTGAAGACATAAAAAGTGGTCTGACAGTTACTATGGAAGGACTTGAACGCCAGGCCATGCGCGATTTGCCTGGTTCGATTGCCAAGCTTGATCAGGTATTAGATAGCGTTGGGCCTTCTGCCCAGTATTCCGCTGATGAGATTGCAAAGATGAAACAGGGCTTCCGTGAGAAAACCAGCTTTAATCTTGCTTACGATCACATACACTCAAATCGCGAAAACTCGAAAGCACTTTCCAAAATAGAAGGGTTACTCGGTACGGAAGCATTTTCCGCACTTGATCCACATAAAAAGTCCGAGCTCTTTAATACGATCGAGACATACAAATCGGCAAATCTTCAAAAAGCAGAAGCTGTCGCCAACAGGGCAGAGCGAGAAAATGAACGCCGGCTCAGAAGTGCAGAGGCATCATTTAACACCTTCCAGTCCCTATCGGATAAGGGTTCGGTCCTTGATCCTGCATACATTGATCGAGTCCTGAAAGATACTTCCGGTACCCCCTTCAACCAAGGGGTAAAGATCATAGCCCAGCAGGCTAAAGAAACCGGTGGTATCGCCATGCAGCCTATCCGGCAGCAGCAAGGCATGCTGGATGCGATTGATCAACAGATCGCAACAAATGGACGAAATCCCGGGCTTGATAAACGGCGTGAACAGGTTGCTAAAGTCCTGAATGCCTCTAAGCAGGATATTAATGAAGATCCTTTGCGTGCTGGGCTGGAGCGTGGTGTTATTTCACAGATTGCACCGCTGGACATGTCTAACCCTCAAAACATTGCAGCATCTATCACTAGCCGTCTACAACAAACGGACACAGTCAGCATGTGGGCCGGTAAAACAATTTCTCCTCTCGATGCCACCGAGGCATCGGGTTTGAGGGATATGCTCAATACATTACAGCCTAAGGCTAAATCCCAGGCCATCTCACAGATTGCAACCTCAATGCCTCCTAAATACGCTAGCGCCTTGGCTTTGCAGCTTGATAAAGATGATCGTGCTTTAGCATTGGCTTTTAATTTCGCTAATTCCAAAACAACCGGGGCAACTAATTTTTGGGGTAATCAGACAGTTCCGCCCAGGAATACATCAGAGCTGATTATTAAAGGCTCGCAGGCTATAAAAGACGGTACCGTGATGAAGGATGACACGAAAGTGACGGGGTGGAGAGCCACAATTGCGAATAAAGTCGAAGGACTATTCCCAAATGAAGAATTATCCAAAGCTACAAAAGACGCCACATACCTGATCCTTGCCGGCATTTCACTAGAAAATGGTGGGAAAGTTGGTTCAGATGATATCGATAAAGCTTTCAGATTGGCAATTAGCGGTGATGTGATTAAGCATAATGGCAAAAGGTTGCCTGCGCCGCCGGGTGTTGACGAAGAACAGCTGGACAAGAAGCTGCGCTCTGTAAGTCCGGAGGATATGAAAGCCCAGGTGCCTGATGGCAAAGTTAGAGCCGGTGGCATAGAAATACCTCTGGCAGACTTTCTACAAACACTGCCTGGCCAAGAGTTAGGTTTTGCAGGCAACGGCCGCTATTCGGTGATAGTGCGAGGGCGGCCCGTTGTGAACACTGCAGGCAAACCCATTTACATCGGAGTGCAATGATGGGGCTTGCCGATGCTTACCAGGATGAAACTGACCAAGCGATTCAAACTACTGCATCACTTCCGCTTGATCCAACAAAGCCGAAGCCAAAACATAGCGGGTGGACAACTATCCCACGAGCGTTAGGGGCGGCCGGCACAGAAATTTCTGCCAATGTACTAGATATCGCCGGTGCTTATGGAAAAACAGTAACGGCGTATGGGGCAGCATCATCTTCCCCTTTCGGTCAGACGGAAGAAGAGAAAGCCCAATCAGTAGCAATGCAAAACCGCTTGGCGGCCGGTGAAGACCTATTCAGAAATCCTCAATCTGAAAGCTTGTATACCTTCGCACGAAATCTAAGACCTGATCCAAGCACGGCATCTACTGCTGAAAATATTACATTCAGCCTTACCAAAGGCTTAAGCAAAGCGATCGGCTCTTCTGTGATTGCAGGCCCTGTCGCTGGTATTACTGCTTTCGGTACAAGCGAAGGCCTTGCCACTTCAGAAGATCTGGCTGTTGAAGGGGTGGATAAAACTACTCGTACTAAAGTTGGCACTTTGACAGGAGTATTGACGGGTGGCAGCGCTTTGATACCGGTCGCTGGGTCCACCATTGGAAAAACTATTGGGCTTGCAGTAGTGGGCGGTCCCGCTGCGTTTATCGCGCAGCAAGCAGCAACAAAGGAAATACTCTCCAATGCAAACTACGATGACTTGGCAAAACAATATGATCCTTTAGATCCAACTGGACTGGCCGTTGCAACATTACTTCCAGCTGGCTTTGGTGCTTGGGCAATGCGTGGCGCTAAAGCGCCTAAACCGATTAAATCATCTTCAAAGATAGATTCACCTCAATCCGATGTGGAAAGCTCATCCACGTTGGATGATAGTGGCCTGGTGCCCACAAATGAACAGATTGATGCAGTCATGACGCACCATTTGACATTGACCCGTGATATTCACGAAACAACCGATCCTAGGGAATTTGCACTAAAAAGCCTGCAGCAACTCCATGACGCTCACACAAACGAGATTGCCGAGCTGTTGCCAATTGCCGGTAACAGAGCGGAACCAGGTGCAGTTTCTACAATTAAGGCCGAGATAAGCCGTATTGATTACGATCTATCGCAGCTAGATCAATATTTTTCTTCTGAGGCCAAACGCCTGCAAGGTGATGGGCTATCGCGTAAGCAAGCGGAGTCGGCATCCAGAAAATTAATTGAGGACAAACGGCAGGACCTTCAAAGCCGCAGGAGTCTATTAGATGATCAAATAGGTTTGAATGCTGATGCAACCCAGGCAGAGCAACGGATCGCAGTATTGCAAAAATTGAGGTCGGAAACTACATCAAAGATAGAGCAGGCAACTAATGGACGCTTCGAGTCTGAACCTCCAATTTTTCTAAATTCTGATGAAATGAACGTCTCTGATTTAACGGCCGAAGAGCGCTCAGGGCCGCAAGAGTTAAGCCCAATACAAGCCATTGTCGAGAGAGTCCAGACTTTTTTAGGCGGTGATACAGAATCAAAAGAAAGAATCAAACATCTGGATCCGCGCATTGAGTCTGCTTTGAATCGAATTGAAGAATTAAGTGCTAAAGCTCCGGACATGCATGTAGCAGTTAATGATCAGGGTGAAAGAGTAGACCTTAAATCAGATCTTGATGCTGTAAAAAGGGAAGTAAGGGAAGGAACCGATGATCACTTGGGAACTATGGATGCTGATCTCTTGAAGGTAGCTGCAGAGTGTTTTCTTACAGTTGGTTCGGTATAAATAAATACATGACGAGGGCGAATAGAGATGCGGCAATGAGCATCCATGCAATTACTTTGATCCAGTCTCGAGTGTATTTCCAACCCTGTTTATAGCTGCCAGTAGTTAGCGTGCCGACAATCGGAATGATTGACAGCATAGCCAAAAGTATCAGAACGTATTTGAGGACTTGAATCATGCATAGCAAATGTATCACAGCAGTTAAAGCAGCAGCAAATGGCAGAGAAATAAACGATTACAAGTTGCAAAGGATTGAAGAAGCCATCAGTAACAGTATGCATAGTTTAGCCAGGCAGGATCGCCAACGTTGGGCTGGATTAACGCGGGAAGAACGTGTTACGGAAGCTACTCAGCATGCAATAAAGGCGGTAGAAGAGGCAGCTCAACGCAAAGAATTGCTGGCAACAAACCAAATTCTCAAAACCGAAGAAACCAACACTCGCATTAAACGCGCTGCGGACTTAGAAAAGCTGACTCGATCGCGCGCTCTTATCCGAGATATCGAGCACACCGATGCATATACCCACGCAGTCAGAGACGAATCAATTGCAGGACTGACAGACCTCATTGATGCCGCGGAGTCTAGTGATGGGACAGGACAATTGCGGAATCTGGCCATGAAGATTTGGGATTTGGATAATCCTACGATGACGGCTGATATCGTGCGTGAAGTATTCAGTAATGCAGCTGGTAGAACCGCAAATCTAGTTGCTAAAAAAGCCGCAGATGCCTGGTTGGCTACAATAGAAAATCTTAGGCTTAGATTTAATGCTGCCGGCGGAGATGTCAGAAAAGTATCGTATGGCTATTTAAGCCAGATCCATGATGCCGTAAAGGTGGGAGCTGAAACTGCAGAGACTTGGGCAATGAAGGTTTTGCCCTTGCTCAATCGTGAGCAGTATGTAAATGCCGATGGCTCACTTTTAAGTGATGCCGAGTTAGTTTCTATGCTTGAGGCCGCTCACGAAACCATATCTACCGGGGGTATGAATAAAAGCGAACCAGGAGCATTCAAAGGGCCCGGTGCTAAAGCAAATCAAGGTAGCGATGCTCGTGTCATCCATTTTAAGGATGGCGATGCCTGGTTAACTTACATGCAGGAATACGGCTCGGGCTCGCTTTACGATGCCATGCTTGGCCATGTGGGAGTCATGGCAAAAAATATTGCATTAGTTGAAAGGTACGGTCCCAATCCAGAAATGCAGTTTCGACTGCAAAATGATATCGCTGAGAGAGCAGACGGACGAGGTACATATCGTAATCGTTCTGCAGGGAATACTCCAAATGCCTATTGGGACATGCTCACCGGGGCGACCGGCACCCCTGAAAATCCAGTCATTGCGAAAGCTTTTCAGGATGCGAGAAACGTCCAAACAGCGGCCAAGCTTGGTGGTGCTGTAATTTCATCCCTGACTGACGTCAGCACCGTTGCAGCAACTCTTCATTACAACCGATTGCCATATTTCGAAATGCTGCGCAGCGTAGGCCGGCAGTTCGATAGTGAGCATCGAGACTTTCTAACATCACATGGCGTCATTGCTGAACACCTAACAACGAGTTTGAACCGTTGGACAGGTGATAACTTAACTCACAGTTTGACGGGGCGGGTGGCTTCCAGTGTCATGAAACTATCTTTCATGAATGCTTGGACGGATGCACTGCGAGGGGCCTTTGCAGACACGATGATGCAAGGATTTGCCAAGAAAGTAGGGACAGACTGGCAGGATCTCGATGAATGGGATAGGTATCTGATGCAGCGTAAGGGTATTGATGAGGTGGACTGGAGCGTCATCACCCAGGCGAAGCCTACAGATCGCAATGGTCTGCACTATTTGACCAAAGATAGCATTACAAGTACTGGCCACGAACAATCTAACCAGGTGGCCAACAAATGGATGGCATTCGTATCGGACGATGCACAATATGCAGTGCTTAATCCTGATATGGCCACCAGAGCGATCGTAACGGGTGGCGGAATGCCAGCCGGCACCATAAGCGGGGAAGCGGCGCGCACTCTTATGCAGTTCAAAAGCTTCCCGACAGCTATGATTACCAGGCATTGGCGTCGAATATTCGAAACCCCACAAGGATTAGAAGGAGCTCCACTTGGATATGGTGCCCGCAGCTCGGCTGGAGCTGCTGTTAATCGAGTGACGTTACTTGCTGGCTTAAGTGTTTCCGGCATGATGCTAGGTGCGGCTGTATTGCAGATCAAGTCAATGCTTGCGGGCAAAGATCCCTTGGATATGACCGAGGAAGGTTTCTGGGGGCGCGCATTAACCCAAGGTGGCGGACTAGGTTACTTCGGTGATCTTCTGCTGAAAGATCCGACCGAACAGCATGGAAACAATTACGAACAAGTTGCTGGATCCGTATTGGGGCCAGTTGCAGGATCGGTTGCCGGGTTAGGGGGTGATTTGCTGTTAATGAATGCATGGGAGGCCGCCAAAGGCAAAGAGACGCATATAGCTGGTGAGTCATTGAAATGGCTTAATTCGCAGCTTCCGTACGCTTCGTTGTGGCAAATCAGGGGTGTTTGGGAGCATTGGTTTCTGCATAACGCGCAAGAGGCTGTTAATCCGGGCTATCTTTCTCGGATGCAGCAGCGCGCAATGCGGGATTATGGCCAGGATTTTTTCTGGCAGCCTGGTGAAGTTGTACCTGATCGGGCTCCAGACTTAACAACATCAATAGGAGAATAA